CGCAGGCCACGACGACGCCCGCACCTGCAAGCTCCTCGACGCCGCCGACAACGCCTTCGACACCGACGAATCAGCCTTCGTAGACGTCGTCATGGACGGCCTCATGAGCGACAAAGCCACCCGCCCCTACCCGCCCGCCGGCCACACCTACCCGAAGAAGGGCTGACACGGCCCAGCCCGACATCAGCCCCCTGATCCGCCGTGGCGCGGGATCCATTCCCCCGGCCCGCGCCACGGCCCCCACCCGCCACGGAGGCCACCCATGACCGACCCCAACTTCGCCGACCGCATGTTCCTCGCGGGAGAGGCCACCTACCAGGCCATCGAACGCGGCGAGTACACCAACCCCAGCCAGGTCGAAGCCGCCCTCCTGCAAGCCCAAGCCGACACCAGCACCGACGACCAGCAGTAGCCACACCAGCCCCGGCACCCAGCCGCGACGGCGCCCGATCGAATCGGGCCCGGGGCGCGCACCAACCCATCCGCCCGATCCGAGAGGACCACCCCATGCCGCAAGACCCGCCGGCCGACGACTACCCGATCCGCATCCCCCTGGACGAAGTCTGATGGCGATCTCCGAAGTCTTCGTGCCAGGCATCTACCCCCGCACGCTGCGCGCCGAGTATCGCGTCGAAGGCGACAACCCGTGGGCCGCCTACACGACCAGAGAAGCCGCCGAGAAACGGGAAGCCGAACTCGCCGCCGAGAAGTCGAAAACGGACTGACCGTTCCCCGATCCGCCGGACCCTGCAACCCCGGCGGTGAGGAGACCCGGCCAGCACACCCCACCGCCAGCCACCCGGAGGCCGCCATGCGATCCCGCCCCAACCACCTGATCCGCAACCTCCTCGGCGTCGCCCTGACCATCCTCGCCGCCATGCACCCCGACACCACCGGCCACCTCGCACAGCTCGGTGTCGGCCTCCTCCTCGCCATCGTCCAAGGCGCAGCGGACGCCGCGGCAGACAACCCCGGCCCCGCCGTCCTCGCCGCCGGTCTCGTCTACCTCGCCCACCAGATCCGCACCCACCGGCCCCGCACCGCCCACACACACCCCTGACCCCCGCCCGGAGGAACCCCGTGAACACCCCGACCGTCCGTCCGGTCACCCGCAACGGCCGCACCCACTACGTCGAGCAGCCCGTCGCGCTCCCGCCGCTCACCCCCGACGAGATCATCATGCGCGGAGTCGGGGCAGCCACCGCAGTCGTCGTCACGGGCGCCCTCATCTGGTCCACCGTCAGCGTCGGCGCCATGCTCACCCAGCTCGCGCCCGCATGGGCCGCCTACATGATCGCCGGGATTTTTGATCTGGCGTGGATCGTCGCCATGGCGATGGAGTATGTACTCCGGTTCGAGCCCGGCCGACAGAAGGTGCCCAAGACGATCGGCTGGCTCGCCCTCCTCGCATCCATGGCCGCGATCTTCACCCACGGGGCGCTCCTCGACAAGCCGTGGATTGGTGCGTTCGGCGCGCTCGTGTCCGCCCTCGCCAAGGGCCTGTGGTGGCTGCTCATGTACGTCACCGCGCGACGTCTCGACCGGGACACGCAGGCGTGGCTGACACTGGAGCTCGGCGAGATCCACGCCCGGCGCGCTGAACAGAACGCCCTCGCCAAGGTGCGGCGCGAGCGCGAGAAGTACGCCCTCGATCAGCCCGCAGACCCGCCGACCGCCCAACTGGACCGCGCCCCAGTTCAGCCACAGTCCACGCCGGTTCAGTCCGTCGAACCGGCCGCTGACCAGCCGGTGAACCAGATCGAGACCACACCCGAACCGGCCCCGGTCCAGCCGGTCCAGACCGCCGTGAACCGCCCGGACCGCCCGACCCAGCCCATCCAGCCCGAGGACCAGGTCACCGAACTTCTGCGCCGCCTCAAGCTCGGCGAGCACATCACCAAGCCGACCGCCGCGAAGATCCTCGGCGTCCCCGAGTCGACCGCCTACCGCAGGCTCACCGCCGCGCAGGCCCTCCTCAACCAGTACCGCTGACCACCCGCCCGGCCCCCGCCACCGTGCGGGGGCCGCCCTGTCTCTGCGGAGCCCACACCGTGAAGATCGACCGCACCGACATCGTCACCGCCCTCACCATTCCCAGCCTCGTCTCCGCCGCAGCCCTCACCGCCGACGACATCTACGGCACCACCGCGGCCGCCGTCGAGTTCGTCACCGCGATCGCCGCCGGGAAGCTGTCCTTCGTGTCCTTCGCGAAGAAGTGGCCGCCCGCCCTCGCCTGGGGCTCCCTCGCCGCGGCCGGCGTATCCGCGCAGGCGTGGCTCACCGGCACGGTCGGCGGTTTCGCCGGGATCTACGGGTGGGTGATCAGTGCGGCAGCCGTGTTCGGGGCGATGGTCAAGCACCGGCACGACCTGCGGCACGACCAGATCAAGGTGGACCAGGCCGCGGTCCAACTGCAGACCGCGCTCATCCGGCAGCAGATGGCCCACCACCGGCTCGTCGAAATGACCGCCCCTGAACCAGTCCTGCCCGGACCGAACCTGACCGGGCGGACCGTCGAGGAGACCAGACTGCGGACCGTGGTCCATGAACTGTTCGCCGCCGAACTGCCGGGCTGCACCGTGGAACGGACCAAGACCGGCTGGACCGCCGTCCTCGACCTGCCCGTGAACCTGGACCGGACCAAGCTACGGACCGCATGGCCCAAAGTCGCAGGCGGCATGGGCGTGGCCGGGGAGTTCGTCCTCGAAGACGGAGCGCTCACGAACCAGCTCGTCGCGAAGTTCATCGACGGCGACCCCCTGTCCACCGTCATCCCGTACGCCCGGCAGTCCGCGGCCCGGTTCACCGATCCCGTGGTTCTCGGCGTGGACCGGTTCCTGAACCCGGTCCTCGTTGAACTGGCCTACGCGCATGCTTTGGTGGCCGGGTCCAGTAAGTTCGGTAAGTCCACGCTGGTCCGGTCCATAGTTCTCCAACTCGCGGACCGGCCGGACATCGTGGTCTACGGCTGCGACCTCAAGCCGGGCGCGCCGGAGATGACGCCGATGCTGCCGATCCTCCAGGACCTCGCACAGACCCCGGAGCAGGCGCACGCCTTCCTCGACTGGCTGAAGCAGGAGCTGAACGAGCGCGGCGAGATCCTCGCGCAGGCGGGCGACCAGGAGTGGGACCCGGTCAAGCACGGCCGGCCCGCCTTGTGGGCAGTGTTCGATGAGCTGGCGGAGCTGGTGCGGCAGGCGGATGCCGGGCCGTGGAAGAAGGATCCGGCGTCAAAGAAGCTCGAATCGCTGCTGGCTTTGGCCCGGTTTGCGGGCATTCATTTGATCGCGGCGACGCAGCAGCCGTCCCGGAAAGTGTTCGGCGGGACGACGGACGCCCGCGGGAACTACTCGGTGCGCCTGTCGACGCGGATGGCGGACCGGGACCACCGCCGGTTCATCTTCGGCACCACCCCCGGCTGGGAGCCCGGCGACCTCGATGCGCCCGGGAAGTTCCTTCTTCAGTCGCCAGATCATCAGCAGCCCGCCCCGTACAAGGGCATGTGGCTGACGAAGGACGAGTTCACGGCGGAGGTCGCCAGGATCGGGCGGGAGACGGCAAAAGCCCCGGTGGGAAAGCGGCTGATCCTGCCCGTACCGGGCGACACAAACCAGGACAAGGTGCGGGCAGCGCTCGTCAAATACGGGAACATGACGCGCCGTGAACTGGAGACAGCGACCGGGCTCGGCGACAAGCAGGTGCGGGATGCGGCCGGCGCGCTGCGCCCGGATGTAGAGCGCTGCGAGGACACCCAGACGTGGCGGCTCGTACCGCAGTCGGCATGGGAGGCGCAGGCCGTCGCCGTGGAGTAGAAACGTGCAGGTCAAACGGGTGCGGGGTGGGGGTGGATTGGGGGGTGAATCGAGCGGGCCGACGCCGTGGATCAGCGGCCGGCCGTTCCCCCTCCGATTCACCCCGACATGACGGCCGCACCTGCCACACTGAAGCCAGCCGGTTCCCCGCCCGGCACCCCTGACGGCCCTGTCTCGCAACCCCTCGGTGAGGCAGGGCCGGCCTACGTCCGGGGTTCGACCGTCGGCTCGAGGTCGGGGGTACGCAGGACAACGCGGGTGATCCAGCCGCGTCCGGTGCTGTCGGAGGGCCGCATCGTCTGTTCTGCGCCGAGAAGTCGGCAGAGGCGTTCCGCAGCCCGCTGGCAGGCGGCCTCCGTGCCGCAGCGGATCATGTACACCTCTTCCATGGGGCCAGTGTGCCGTGACGGTGTGGCAGTGGGGGCGGGAACGGGCAGGCCCCGCGCCGGAGATGGGCATCCGGGCGGGGCCTGCGTCACGCCGGGCTACCTGCGCGCCGCCGCTCGGTCCTGGAGCATGAACACGATCGCGACGCCAGCAGCCGCCGCCGGGACCTCGGCGAGGATCAGCGCCCAGCCGAGCCACGAGTCCGGTCCGGCGATGATCGCGGTGACAGCGCAGACGACGGCAGGCACGGTGAGGCCGATCAGGAAGCGGCGCCGCATCTGCCTTTCGTACGCCTCACGTTCGACTCGACGGGCCTGCTCGCTTTCGCGGAAGTTGTAGATCATGGCGTGCCCTCCTCGTCCGGGCGCACCGGGCCCGCGCTGGGGATCGCGTCCCAGGCCCGCGTGAGATCCGGCGGCAGATCGTAGGCGTCGGCGATCTGCTTACGCACTCTGTCCATCTGCGCGTGCATGTCGACGCGGCCCTCGGGTTCACCCCAGACGATCCGGTTGATGACCCGGCGCCGCACCTCTTCGGGGATGCCCTCGTCGGCCATGGCGCGTTCGGCGGCAGCCAGCGACTGCCGCACCATCTCCGTCTGCGCGTGCTGGACCGGGTCGTTGTGGAGCGCTTCCCGCATCCCGGGCTGCTGGTTCAGGTAGCGGGCCAGGGCGTCGTCCGTGAACTCGCTCATGCGCTGGTCTCCTCGCTGAACGCCGGGCGCTCCGGGGTGGCGGCGTCGGGCGTGGGCTGCTCGGCAAGCTCCGGCGGCTTGCGCCCCTGCCGGAATCCCGTGTCGACGATCAGGTAGCAGAGGCGGAGTTCGTTCGCGTCGGGGTACTCCTCCCGGATCTCCGCGACCCATTCTGGCGTTCGCGCCTCGGCGGACGCCGCGAGTTGCCTGACCCTCGGCAGCGATAGGTCGGCGACCTCCGGGGAGATGCCGGACAGGTCGATCGGCTCGGGCTCGGGGATGGGCTGCGTGACCTGCTGGCGGGGCGCGGCGATGGCGGGGCGCGACTGCTTCGGCTTGGCAGCGGCTTCGAGTGAGGCGACGGCCAGGAGGCGCGCGCGGGCCTTCTCGGTGCGCGCCTTGTAGTCGGCGTCGGCCTGGATGTCGTTGTCGCGGGCGAGTTTGCGGACGTAGGCGGGTGTCCACTCAGCGCGCTTGGCGATGTCGATCGGCTTGGCTTCCGGGTCCCGGAGGGCGTCAAGGACGAGGCTGGTCAGTTCCCTGCGTGAGGCCAGGGCCTTGTTGTTGTCGCGCTTGTATCGGGCGGCTGCTGCGGCGATGGGGTCGGGCGGGTCGCTGGTCATGGGGTCAGGGTAGCGCTGTGTCAGTCCGCTGGAAAGGAGCGCACCAATTCAGCGCAACGGGGTTGCGCTGAACGCCAGCGCTCCCTATGGTGGAACCAGACAGCGCAAGTAAGTAGCGCTCGAGCCAGGGGGACCCGAAGATGACCGCTCGCACCCGCACCCGCCGCAACACCCTCCGCACCGCAGCCCGCACCAGCCTGGCCCTCGCCTACCGCACCCGCTCCGGCCTCATCGCCGCAGCCGTCGAGCAGGGCCGCCTCATCCGCACCGGCGACTTCCTCGCCCGCATCGGCGGCGCCGACCTCCCCGACGGCCAGCAGTCCTGGTTCGGCCGGCACGCGGCAAAGGCGTACCGGGCGGCGACCGGCAGCGAGCCCCTCAAGGTGTGGGCGCAGCACCGCACCACCGGACGCTACGTGCACGTCAACGTGTACGGCCCCATCGACGACGCCCTCTACACCGCACTCGATACCTACAAGGCCACCCGACACCTGCTCCCCGCCCTCTACGCGGAGGCCGCCTAGGCCAACTCCACGACGCAGCAGACGACCCAGACCCGCACCACCCGCAAGGAGGCCGAGATGGCCAGCCAGCCCACCGCCCCGATCCGCACCGTGTGGACGTACAAGGTCAACGGCGAGCAGATGGGCACCTACACCGAGGACTACGCACGCGGCATGTACAACACCCTGGCCAACCTCAGCCCCTCCTCCCGCGTCCAGCTCGTGCGCTTCGACCACTACGCCTCCGACTTCGCCACCACCGGCAAGAACTGGACCAGCATCCCCACCGTCGTCGAAGACACCCACCCGGAGGCCGCCGCCGAGCCGAAGCAGGAGACCACCGCGATCGAGCTCCTCGACCCGATGCGCACCTGCCGCCGCTGCAAGGGAACCGGCACCTTCTGGATCATGAGCGACAACCCGGCGCCCTGCCGCAACTGCTCCGCCGCCGGCAAGGTTCCGTCCGCCCGCGACCGGCGCCGGATCGCTGCCGCAGAGCGCAACTACTACCGGCTCGTCAAAGCGATGCGGGCGCGCGCCGAGGAGCGGGACGGCCGCCGCAACGGGCGAATCGAGTTCGAGTCGCACCAGGGCTTCGGCCTGCTGGAGCAGAACGAGCCGCACCGCCTCCCAGACCTGTTCCGCTCGCTCGAAGCCGGACGCGTCGACGACGTGATCGACACGCTCATCGCCTACCGCAACGCACACGTCAGCGGCTGACCCCGTCGACTGCCCCGCCACCGCCCGCGTCCAGCTGCTCGCCGCCTAGGAGCCCGTCATGACCACCCTCGCCAACCTCATCACCAGCGCCGCCATCACCACCTCCTACAAGCGCTGCACCTTCGACCCTGACCCCAACATCCCCGGCCAGCGCCTCACCTCCCTCACCATTGCCGACGCCACCAACCTCGCCCGCGTCCACTTCCGCGCCTACCCCAACCTCCGCAGCATCACCGCCGAACCCCACGGAGCGATCACCCTCCTCCAAGGCAACCGGCACATCGTGCTGGAACCCGGCATCAACGCCCTCCCCAAACTCCTCACCCACAGGCAGGCCGAAGACCTCCTCCTGATCGCCGCAGTCGGCGCCCGCGCCAAAATCACTGCCGCTCACGGCGGCGCATACATCAACGCTGGCCTGAACCGCATCCCCCCGGCCGCCAGCGAGCGCCTCATTCGCCATGGATGGATCACTACCACCGGCGTCGACGGAGCAACTGTCGCCGTATCGCTGGCCGGGACCGTGGCCCTCACCTGGCGCGCCTGCAAGACCCAGAACGTCCCCCGCGCCGAATGGGCAGACGCGATCGCCGAGGGCGTCCACAGCGTCTTCGCTCCGTGACCCAGCCGCCCGCCACTGAACGGACCTGCCTCATGCGCACTTACGCCACCGCCCATCTGATCGGCGACCGCACTCACCAGTGCGATGCCACCGCCACCGCGACCGGCCCCAACGGGGTACGGGCGTTCGCCCTCCTCGACGGCATCGGCAGCAGCGACGAGATCCGCGACTGGACCCGCACGGCAGCACGCCGGCTCGCCCGTAGCGCCGCCTACCACGCCGACGCCGAAACCGGCCTGCGCGCCCAGTACGACCGGTACGCCGCCGACCCCGACCGGCAAGGACCGTGGGGCTTCGGGCCGCAAGCGTGCGCGGTCGTCGCCGTCACCTCCCCGCGCTGGCTGACCGTCGCCTGGTGCGGTGACGTCCGCGCCTACCTGATGGTCGACGGTACGGTCCAGCGGCTCACGCAGGATCACAACCTGCGACGCGTCTACCCGGACAACGGTGTGCACGGTGGTGGGAATCGCAACGTCGTCACGTCCTGCCTCGGCAACGACGAGACCGACCAGGACGTGAAGAACCGGTACGGGCACCCCGCGATCGAGTCGATCGTCCGGCAGTCGGAGGACTCCCGACTTCTCCTCGCCTCCGACGGCGCGTACGAACCGCTCGAGGACGCCGACTATCCGTTCGCCGGATACCTCACCGGTGGTCTCGGCGAGACGGCCCGCGCTTTCGTCGACACTGCTGTCGCGACTGCCCGCAACGTCCCGGATCCGCACGCCGACAACGCGACCGTCCTCATCGCCGACCTCACCCGCTGAACTCGCACGCCACCCCGCCCGCCCGCGAAAGGATCCCCTCATGACCACCCCCGGACTCCCCGACGTCAAAGTCGGCGACACCCTGATCCTCGTCACCGGCAACCACTACCGGGGCGACGAGCCCGTGACCGTCTCCCGCATCGGACGCGTATACCTGTACGTCACCGTCGGCGGCAGTGAACGCTCGGAGCGCTTCGACCGGCACAGCGGTGTCGAGGTCGGCAACGTCGGCGTCCGAGCGCGCCTGTACACGGCCGCCCGGTACGACGAGATCAAGCAGCGGTCCGCCCTGTTCGAGCAGCTGCGACAAGTCGGGATCGACGTGCGTCACGAGGCCCGGTCCGAGGTCACCACCGGCCAGCTCCGCGCGCTCCTCGCCGTCATGCAGCAGGAAACGCCGTGAGCCATCCGCTCCCTGTCGGTACCCGCGTCCGGCACTACGGCCAGCAGTGGCCGGCCGCCCGCGCCGGTACCGCCACCATCCGCGAGGTGAAAGGCCCGTGGCCCGACGACTCCTACGAATACCGGGTCACCGCCGGACGCGACTTCTCCCGCCGTATCGGACCCGACAACCCCGAAACCCGCGAGACGTGGTGGTCATCCACCGCGACCATCCCCGCCAAGGAGACGCCGTGACCGAGTCGTTCGCTGACCGCATGACCGCCAACACGCTGAAGCAGGGCATGGAAGCCCTCGCCCACGACTCCCGAGCGGCCGCCGAGGACCTGGAGCGTTTCGCGAAGGACGTCGACCGTGGCTTGCGGTGCGGCGACATTACCCAGATTGCCGCCCGGGTTCAGCAGCTTCTAATCCGTGCCGCGCAGGTAACAGCGACCCGCGAGACCGCCGAGTGGTACACCGCCGAACGCGACACCGGGAAGTGAGGAGTTCACGTGTCCGTGAAGCCGCGTAAGCCGTGGCGGGTGATCCTCACCGGCCCGGACGTCCGCGCCACATCCGACCACACCAGCGAAGCGAAAGCCTTCATGCTCGTCCGCGCCGCCCTCGGAGGCGACAGCCCCGCCGACACCGCCCGCGTCGAGCATTGGGAAGACGGACGCTGGCGGCACTTCGAAACCATGCACACCGAGGACGTACCGCCGCCCACCGCCTGACCCTGCGCATGCCGGAGAGCCCACGCCGGGAAGGAGTGGGCTCGGAGGCGTGGGCGTGGCCGAACGGTTCGTAACAAACCCGCCACATCGCCACCAGGCGGACGCCCCGACCGCCAGCATCACGGTCATGAGACGAACCCTCACCACAGCGGCCACCGCGATCCTTCTCGTCGGCGCTGCTGCATGCAGCTCCAACCCAGCCGACGACCCCAAACCGGCCGTCACCGTTACAGCGACCGCAACACCCAGCCTGTCCGCAGCAGACGCCAGGCAGGCTTGCTTGGACGCATGGCGCACCTGGCTCGACAACGAGCCCGCCGACTACAACGCCGAAACCGACCCGGCCCCCACGCTGCCCGCATGCGCGGGCCGCACCGACAGCGTCGACCTCGGATTCAAGGCAGTACAGGAACGCAACGCAGAGAACCGGGGCAAGATCGACGACTGCCTCGCAGACCCGGCCTGCACAAGCCTGCCCATCCCGTAACCCCCGGAAGATCAACGTCCGTGACCGGGCCACAATCAGCCCATGACCGCCTACCCGGCGCGCTGCCCCAAACGCAACCACAACGGACGCATGTGCTCAGCCCTCGCAGGCCACGGCACAAACCACCCCGGATACGGAACCTGCAGCTGGCACCGCGGCGCAAACCGACACGTCGAGGAAGCGTGGACCATGGCACACGAACTCGCAGCCGAACACAACATCACCCCCCACGAAGCGCTCCTCGGCCTCGTCCGCACCGCATCCGCCCGCGCCGCATGGACCGACAACCTCGTCGTCAACGCCATGCGCGAACACGTCGAAGCAGGCGGCGACCCATTCAAGCCGCCCAAAGACGTGATGGTCTGGCTGCGGCACTCCCGAGACGAACGCAAGATCGCCGCAACCGTCGCGAAACAAGCCGTCGACGCAGGAGTGATGATCGCCCTGGAACGTCGCCTCGACCTTGAAGGGGAACTCGTCGCACACGTCCTCGGCGGAGTCCTCGACCGGATGAACCTGTCCCACGAGGAACGCATGGCCGCGTTGGGTACGGCGCAGCAGCTCCTCCTCGAAGCCGGACAGCCAGCCGCCGGCACCTGACCCGCAGGCGCCCCGGAATGGCGGGGCGGATTCCGCTGGCATCCTGCCGCGCATGAGAGGCGTCATCCTTGCCGGCGGCCGGGGCACCCGGCTCGGCGACACCACACGCGTCGTGAACAAGCATCTGCTGCCCGTCTACGACCAGCCGATGATCTACCACCCCATCAGGACACTTCGGGCGATGGGCTGCGACGACATCCTCATCGTGACGGGCGGGGAGAACGTCGGCGGATTCGCTCAACTCCTGGGGTCCGGGTTCACGTACCGGGTGCAGGACGAGCCGAACGGAATCGCCGGCGCGCTCGCCATGGCGGAAGGCTATGTCGACGGCCTGTTCCCGGTGATCCTCGGCGACAACTACTTCGCGGGCGACTTCACGATGCCGGACCGGCCGTCGATTTTCACGGCCCGCACGGAGCGCCCGTCGGCGTTCGGGATCTACGAGCCGGGCAACGGCAGGATCGTGGAGAAACCAGCGGATCCGGTGTCGGATCTCGCGGTGACCGGCCTGTACGTGTACGACGACCGCGTCTTCGACAGCATCCGCGGCCTCACCCCGTCGGCGCGCGGCGAGCTGGAGATCACGGACGTCAACAACTGGTACCTCCAGCACGGGCTGATGGACGTGTACGAGACGCCGGGCGTGTGGTCGGACATGGGGACCCCGGACTCGCTGCTGCGCGCGGCACTGCACGCGCAGGCGGCTGCCGTATGAGCCGCCCCTTCCGCGCCGCGGTCATCCCGGCCCGCGACCGGCACGACATGCTCGCCGACTGCATCAACTCGGTCATCGACCAGGTCGACCGGGTCATCGTCATCGACAACCTCTCCAGCCCGCCGATCGACCCCGAGTCGTGGCACGGGGATGTGGCCGTCGTCTCGCTGCCCATCGACCCGCCGAACATCAGCACCCTGTGGAACGTCGGCATCGCCCTCGCGGACGCCGCCGCCCACGCTGCCCGATCCGTGGCGTGGGACATCGCCGTCCTCAACTCCGACACCGTCATCCCGCCCGGCTGGACCGACACCCTGTCGACGGCGATGCGCTCCACCACCGCAGTCCTTGCCTACCCGGACCAGCACGGCGGCCGACGGCAGATCCTCCACACCCGGGCCGAACCCATCGACCTGCGGCAGCGGATCACCGGCTACGCCTACATGCTGCGCGGCGAGACCGGGCTGCGCCTCGACGAGTCGATGGCCTGGTGGGCGAGCGACGACGACATCGACTGGACGGCGCGCCTGAAGGGGGGAGCCCTCCTCGTGCCTGGCATCCCGGTTGAGCATCGCGCGCCCAATATCTCGACGAACGAGCGCCCCGAGCTCGCCGAGCAGGCAGGGCGCGACATGGAGACCTTCCGCAAGAAGTGGGGGAAGAGGCCGTGGTAACTGAAACCTGGCGCGCCGTGCCGGGGCACCCAGGATACGAGGTCAGCGATATCGGCCGTGTCCGCAGCTACCGCAACCGGCAGGGCCACCCCACTGCCGCGCCGCGGATTCTTACCCCTGCGGCGGTTCACGGGTACCAGCAGATCAAGCTGGGCCGTTCACGCCAGACGAAAGCGCACATCCTTGTGCTTGAGGCGTTCGTCGGCCCGCGCCCCGAGGGAATGGTGTGCCGTCATCTCGACGGCAACGGACTAAACAACCAGCTCTCCAACTTGCAGTGGGGGACGCCGGAAGAGAACTACGCCGATCGCCACCTTCATGGGACTCACAACACCGGATCACGGAACGGGCGAGCGCAGGTCGACGAGCGCTCCGTGACCGTCATTCGGAAGCGGCTGGCGGCGGGAGAGAAGCAGTCCGTCATAGCGCAGGACTTCGGCGTGTCACGCGGGATTGTCGCCAACATCAGCGCAGGCCGCACCTGGAAATCCGTACCTGTAGGGAGCCAACCTTGAAGATCGCAGTCACCGGAGGCTCCGGCTTCCTCGGGCAGGCCACCATCCGCGCCGCCGAAGCCGCCGGCCATCGGGCGTGGGCGTTCGATCGTGCCGACGGCAACGACATCCTGGGCGACCTCGACGGGCTGAAGGGCGCGGACACGGTCGTGCACCTCGCGGGGATGCTCGGCACGTCCGAGCTGTTCGACGACGCGGAGGCGGCCGTCCATGCGAACGTGATCGGCGCGCTGCGGGTGCTGCGCTGGTGCGAGCGGAACGGTGCCGCCTACGTGGGCATCACCATGCCGCCCGTGTTCCCGTCCGTGTACACGGCGACGAAGGTGTGTGCGGACCGGCTGGCGACCGCCTGGCATGAGGCGTACGGGCTGCCTGTCTCACACGTCCGGGCGTTCAACGCGTACGGGCCGGGCCAGAAGTGGGGTCCCGGCCATCCGCAGAAGATCCTGCCGACGTTCGCCCGGGCGGCGTGGGAGGGGCGACCGCTGCCGGTGTGGGGTGACGGCGAACAGACCATGGACCTGGTGCACGCCGACGACGTCGGACGGATGCTCGTCGACGCGGCAGCGCACGGAGACGACGTCACCTTCGATGCGGGCACCGGGACCGCGGTGACGGTGAACGAACTGGCCGAGTTCGTGCTGGAGCAGACGGGGTCGAAGGCGGGGGTGGAGCATCTGCCGATGCGGACGGGGGAACGTCCGACGCGGATCGTTGCGGCGGGTGACGGCTGGGAGCGGCTGGACTGGAAGCCGGCACACGACTGGTCGCGTGTGGCGCAGGTCGTGGAGTGGTATCGGTCACCGGCATGAGCGACATTGCACTGATCACCGCGATCTACGACTCCTACGACGAGCTGAAGCCGGTGCTGCCGCAGTCCGGCGCGGATGTGGAGTGGATTTGTGTCCACGACGGCAACCCGCCCGATGCCGATGCCGCGCAGGGCTGGACGCTGGTGTACGAGCCGCGCCCGGGGGTGCATCCGAATCGGGCGGCGAAGCATCCGAAGTACGAGCCGTGGAAGTACACGGACGCGCCCGTCAGCCTGTGGGTGGACGCGTCGTTCCGGGTGGTGTCGGATCGGTTCGCCGTGGAGGCGACGGCCGGGCTCACCGAGGAGGAGCCGATCGCCCAGTTCCAGCATCCGTGGCGGGACTGCCTGTTCGCGGAGGCCAAGGAGTCGGCGGGGCTGGCGAAGTACGCGGGCGAGCCGGTGCTGGAGCAGGCCGACGCCTACTCGCTGGCCGGGCATCCGGAGGTCTGGGGCTTGTGGGCGACGGGGGTGATCGCCCGCCGTCACACGGACGCCGTGCGGGAGCTGGGTGCGCGCTGGCTGGCGGAGACATACGAGTGGTCGTTCCAGGATCAGATCTCGCAGCCGTACGCGCTGCGGGAGACGGGGCTGCGCCCGGCAGCGTTTCCGGGTACGCATCTGGCCACGCCGTGGCTGGCTTACGAGGGGAGCGGGCGGCATTGAACAAGGCTGTTGGGGAGGCAGAGCGCAGGCGGCGTGCGCGCGCCCGGAAGGCGGAGGCAGAGGCGGCGGTGCCTGTCGTAGCGGTGCGCCCTTGGTGGCCAGAGATTGAGGCGGCGCTGGAGGACTGCCCCGACCCGGCGAACCACAAGGTGTGCCCGGAGAGCGGCGATGGGCACGACTGGCACAAGCCGAATCCCCGCCCGGCGGATCACAAGTACGAGTGCGCCGCGTGCGGGCACTACGACCTCGACGACTACAGGTGAGGCAGGAATGAGCGAGCAGCAGATACCGACGGTGGGCCGAGTGGTGCATTACGTGTCACATGGGACTCCGGTCCGCGAGGACGGCACTCAGGCGTACGCGCCGAAGTGTCGGGCTGCGATCGTCACCGAGGTCGACGAGGTCAAGCCGTTCTGGGTGGGCCTCGCGGTCCTCAACCCGACGGGCCAGTTCTTCCACTCCCTGGAAAGCGGCGGATGCATGGCCGACTTCACCGAGAGCCAGGGCGGCACGTGGCACTGGCCGGAGCGTGTGTGATGACGAACCTGAACCGCAGCGCTCCGGGGTGGACACAGGACTACCGACCCCTGCTGGAACTGTCCGACTCCGGACTCCTCTGGCTGATCAACCGGGCCGTGTTCCATCCGCGCGGCGTCGCGCTGGCCCTGCACGAGAAGGACGGGGACGTGCTCGGATGGTCGCTGGTCACAGCCACCGAGAGCGAGCCGTTCTCGTTCCCCGAGTCTGTCGACAACGACGGCTTCCGGCGCGCCGAGGCAACCCTGCGCGCGGCCCTGACGAAGGAGGCGCGGCGGTGACGAGCATCGAGATAGGCGGCGGCACCCTCGTCCAGCCCGGGTGGGTCAACCTCGACTCCCGTAACGGGGCTGGGGAGTGGCGACGCATGGCGCAGGACACCCCGTGGCCGACCGGCGACAACACGGTGTCCGCGATCCGCGCGAGCCACGTGATGGAGCACATCCCGGCCGGACAGGAACGCATCGACGTAATGAACGAAGCGCACCGCGTACTCCGACCGGGCGGCGTGTTCGAGATCATCGTGCCGCTCATGGTCGGCACCTGGCATGCGATCGCCGACCCCACCCACGTCAGCTACTGGTGCAAGGAGTCGTTCCACTACTTCGACGGCCTGTTCGCGGCGAACGCCGACTACGGCATCCGGCTGTGGCAGACGCTGGAGCTCGAAGTCGTAGACGGCTGGGAAGGTCACTGGAAGGGGACGCCGCGATGAGCGCACGCGACGCGCTGTTCAACGACATCTGGGACCAGCGGTCGGCGGCGGAGAAGAACGCCCTCATCGACGCCCACCGTGACGAAGTGGCACTGGAGATCGGACGCGACGCGCTGCGGGATGGCCTGATGCCGACTCTGAACCGGCTGGCCGGAGAGGCGAATGCGGCGAAGCTGATGGAAGAGTTCCGCGACGCGTTCACGCGCGACCTGTTGGAGCAGCAGCGGAAAGTCGCGGACGAATGGGCCACGAACGGCTACACCGCCGAGGCGCACGGGCTGCGGCAGGGCGCCTACGTGATCGAGTCACCGAAAGGCCCCATCGGTTCACCAGAGAGCACGCCGTGAAGCCGGGCGTCAGCGTGGTCACGCCGTGGCATACCCAGCGCCAGACCAACGGCATGCTCGAACGCGCCGCCGCTTCCGTCCGCGCGCAGACCGTCCCCGTCGAGCACATCCTCGCCGAGGACATCCACCACGTGGGCGCCGCCATCACCCGCGCCCACGGCCTCGCACTCGTCGACACGGAGTGGACCGCGTTCCTCGACTCCGACGACGAACTCGACCCCGACCACATCGAACACCTCCTCGCCCACGCCAAGGAGACGGGCGCGGACTACGTGTACCCGTGGTTCCGCGTCGTCGGCGGCACCGACCCCTTCCCCATGTTCTACGGCCGCCCCTTCGACCCCGCATGCCCGAACAGCACGACCATCACCATCCTCGTCCGCACCGAACTCGCGAAGACCGTCGGGTTCATCGCCGACCCCACCGTCCAAGTCGCAGGCGAAGACTTCCTCTTCACCAAAGGCTGCATCGCCGCCGGAGCGAAGATCGTCCACCTGCCCCGACGGTCCTGGACCTGGCACCACCACGGACGGAACTCCGCAGGCCTACCCGACCACGGCGACGCCCGACGCTCCTGAGCCCCGGAACCCAACGGCCACCACACCACCGACAATCCGGCCATGGGAACCGACGACCGGGCAACAGTGGCAGCACGCGCCGCCGCCCTCCTCGGCGCCCTCCTCACACCGCGCTGGCAACCACTCCCACACCAGATCCCACCCCCCGGAAACTGGTACGGCTGGCTCCTCCTCGCCGGACGCGGCGCCGGCAAGACCGACGCCTGCGCCGAATACGTTGCCCGCCACGTCGCAGGACCACCCTGCCTCCCCGGCCCCATCCCGCACTGGATCGGCATCATCGCCCCCACCCAAGGCGACGCCGTCACCGCCTGCGTATCCGGCCCCTCCGGCATCAAAGCCCACGACCCCACCGCAGTCGGCCCCATCACCACCGCCGGCGGCACCGTCGTGCGCTGGCCCAACGGCTCCCAAGCCAAGCTGTATGGGGCGAACAGTCCGGAAGATGTCGAAAGACTCCGGGCCGGGGGAAATACCTGCGTTGCCTGGATGGAGGAATTCGCGGCCTGGCGGTACATGCAGGAGTCGTTCGACCAGCTCCGATTCGGCCTGCGCTCCGGACCGCGCCCGCACTGGGTGGCCTCCACAACGCCGAAGCCGAAGCCCCTCCTGAAGCGGCTCATGCGCGGCGAGATCTCCAACGTCGTTACCACCGCCGCAACCATGTACGACAACCCGCACCTTCCCCAGCACATTCGGGAGATGCTCGAAGACGCCTACGCCGGAACCGACCTCGGCGAGCAGGAGCTGTACGGCCGGGTCCTCGACGAGATCAAGAACGCGCTGTGGCGGAGGAAGGCGATCGCCGCATCCCGTATGCGGATCGATGACCTGCCAGACCTGATCCGCACAACGGTCGGCGTCGACCCGTCCGGGGGCGCCGGCGAGCAGGGCATCGTGGTAACCGCGAAGTCGGGGCTCATCCTGCCCGGCGTGCTGCCGGCGCCGACGGCGGGCGCCGACGAGGTGGCCCCGGTGCAAGCGCGTCCGCAGCATCACGGGTTCGTTCTCGATGACCGCTCGTGCCAGTTGCCGCCAGAGGGGTGGGGGCAGCGGGCGGTGCAGGCGGCGATCGACTGGGAGGCCGAGGACGTGGCGGTCGAGGTCAACTACGGCGGTGACCAAGCGATCGCTGTGATCCGTACGGCGATGGAGAAGCTGGGTGTGGATATCCCGATCCGGAAGGTGCGGGCGTCGCAGGGGAAGGCGGTGCGCGCGCAGCCTGTGGCGGCCCTGTCGGCGCAGGGGCGATGGCATCACGCGGGTACGTTCCCGGAGCTGGAGGATCAGTTGTGCACTTGGTATCCCGAGCTGGGCTGGTCACCGGATCGTCTCGACGCCCTCGTTTGGGGGCCATGGCATATGAAGTTGGTGGGGACGATGACGCGGGGCACGGGTTCGTTGGGTGGGGATGCGGCCAGAAAGCAGATCGTCGGGGGGCGGCTACGGTGACGGGCATGGAGACCTGGCTGCTGCTGATCGTGATGGCGTTGGCGGTGTACCGGCTTACCCGCTTGGTCGTGGCCGACACGTTTCCGCCGGTGCTGTGGCTGCGGGACAGGCTCGTTGGCGGCTGGCGTGAGCCGACGATGAAGGAGCAGCACCACGAGCAGTACCCGCAGGGGGAGGTTGAGGAGGGCTGCTTGAGGAGCGTCCCCGGCCTCGGCATGTTCAGCCTCGTCGATGGCGAGTTGCAGATCTACGCCCGCCGGTGGAAGCAGTCCCCGTTCTGGCTGGCCGAGTTGATCTCGTGTCCGTTCTGTGCGTCGGGTTGGATCGCGCTCGGGGTGACGGCCGGGGTGTGGGCGACGGTGGGGCTGGCGATGCCGCTGCTGGTGTGGGTGGCGGTGTGGGCGCTCGGCGGCCTGCTCGCGGCACAGGAGTGGGCGTAACCTCGGAGCCGTGTCATCCGGTGGGCGGGTGGCCGAGCGGCCAAAAGCACGCGGGTCAAACCGTGTGGGACCGCCGTCATCCAGAGGGCGGGCCCCGGTGGTTCAAATCCACCTCCGCCCGCCGGAATGATCTTCCCCGGCTGTTGCCTAACCTGCCGCGCAGACTCGCGAGCAGGAGGCACCCGTGGCCTGGTACCACGCATTCACCCGGCGCGGCACGCTGCCCACACGCCCCACCCCCGCTACAGAGCCACCCTCACTCACCGCCGCCGCCAGCCCTGTCGCGAGCCCCCGCACCGACCTGATCCGCACCCCTGAGGCGTGGCAGGACGAAGTCTGGGGCTACCACGACACCCTCGGCGAATTCCGATACGCCATCGACTGGGAAGGTAAGCGGCTCTCCCGCGTCCACCTCTACGCCGCCAAACTCGAACCCGGCACCGACGAACCAGTACGCGCCGACGCCGGAACCGCCGTCGACCTCATGACCACCTTCGCGGGAGGAACCGCCGGACAGGCGCAGATCATGGCTGGCCTCGCAACCCAGCTGAAGGTGCCCGGCGAGGGCTACATCACCGTCGAGAACGTGAACGGCGTCGAGCGGTGGGCCGTGCGTTCCATCGACGAGGTCCGTGTCGCGCGCGGCGGATACGAAGTCGTCGACGAGACCAGCTCCAGCACTGGCATGGCGTGGCGGAAGCTGGCCCCGGATTCGATGGCGCCGATCCGGGTGTGGCAGCCGAACAAGCGATACCACCACCTCGCCGACTCCCTCGCCCGTGCGGCGCGTTCAACCATGCGGGAGCTGGAACTCGTCAACCGGCACATCGTCGCCCAGTACCTCAGCCGTCTGGCGTCGGCGGGCGTCTGGCTCGTACCCGACGAGATCACCTTCCCTGTACGCGAGGAGTTCGCTGACGCCCCGGACCCGTTCATGGCGGAGTGGATCGAGATCGCGGCAGAAGGCATCCGGACGCATGGCACTGCTGCGGCGGTGGTGCCGATTCCGATCAAGGTTCCGGCTGAGATGATCGGGAAATTCCAGCACCTCGACTTCACGCTGAAGATCGACGACAAGATCATCGAGAAGCGGGACAGCGCAATCAAGCGGCTCGCCTCCCAGCTCAACGTGCCCGCCGAAGTACTACTAGGCATGTCCGATCTGAACCATTGGAACGCGTGGATCAGCGACGAGACCTCCCTCAAAGTGGACGTCGCCCCGGACGCCGAGACGATCTGCCAGGCCCTGACGACCGGCTACTTGCAGCCCCGCCTCAAGGCGTCCGGCGTCGAAGACTTCGCAAACTGGGTCGTCTGGTACGACATGTCCGAACTCACCCTCCGCCCCGACCGATCCGACGACGCGATCGCCCTGTACGACCGCATGGAGATCAACGGCGCCGCGCTCCGCCGCGAGACAGGCTTCGCCGAAACGGACAAGCCGTCCGACGAGGAGCTGAAGGAACAGGGCCTGAAGGTCATCATCAAGACCCTGCCGTCCGGCGGGCCCTCCGCCCTCGGCGTTCTCACCGGGCAGCGCGTCGACATCACCTCGGTCACCGCCGACAACGCCGCGCCTCCGCAGGCCCCGGCAGAGGAAGCCCCACCACCGTCAGGGGGCGAGCGAAACCCGCCGGAGCCCGACGACAGCCAGGACGCTGCTGCGGCGCGGATCCGGCAGGCGGCAGCCGACGCGCGAGCCGCACGCCTGGCGCATCAGGCGCAGGCCCTGCACGCCGTTCGTTTTTCTGCGGCCCGGCCGCCGGAGTTGCTGCACCCGGCGCTGTGTTCGGAGCACGCGTACTCGTGCCCGTTCACGCATGCCGCACTGAAGCTGCACAACCTGCCGCGCCCGGGCACCAGCGGCGTGTACGAGGCGCGCCTCGATGCGTTCGGCCGGTTCACGATCGGCCAGCTGTCCCCGCTCATGGACACGAGCGGGTTCTTTTCGACGACTCGGAGTTCGCATGGTCTCGCTGACAGCCGCCGCTGACGGTTCACACCTGTCCGGCGCGATGATCGCCCTGATGCCGACGGTGGAGGATGCGGAGCGGCTGGCGATCGAGGGCGGGGAGGCGGCCGACGAACTGCACCTGACGCTGAGCTATCTCGGCAACGGCGATGACTTCGACGAGGAGACTCGCTCCCTCATCATCGACTCCGTCCGGTCCCTCGCCGAGGGCATGCCTCTGGTCCGGTCGAATCTTTTCGGCGCGGCGCACTGGAACGCCAACACCGAGAAGCCGTCGTGGGTGTGGAACGTCGGAGACGATCCGGAGTACGGCCGCTCACTGGAAGCGGCCCATGAGATGGCGTACGAAGCGCTCCGCATGAGTGGGGCCGGTCTGGATGTCCCGGAGCGGCATTCTCCCTGGGCAGCTCACCTCTGCGCTGCCTACAGCGATGAGCTCGACCTCATCATCGCGCTGGAGGAGCGGCTCGGCCCCGTCACCTTCGACCGCGTCCGTGTGGAGTTTTCCGGGGACCACACCGACGTGCCGCTCGGAGGCGGTGCGGTCGAAGGCGGAGAGTCGGCCTACGCGTCTGGCGGGCTCATTCCTCACGGCAGCGCGTTCACCTTCAGGCCCGACTCCGGCTACATGCTGCCAGCACGGGCGGTGCGGCGCTTCGGGCTGGAGGGTCTGACGGCCAGCGGCCCGCTGCGCCGTCAGCCCACCGAGGTGGAGCTCGCGTCCCGCGCCGATTTCGCTGCCATGGACAAGGCGTGGCGCGACGCCGTCGAGGCCACCGTCGAGGCGTGGGCCGACATTCAGGAGGCGCAGCGCAAGCAGATCACCGCCGCCGTACAGACCGCTGCTGAGGCCGACGACCTCGACCGTCTCGACGAGTTCGCGGTCGACACCAGCGACGGGGCAGCGCTCCTCATCGCCCGCATGATCGCCTACGCGCGGGAGGCGGGCGAGCAGCAGCAAGCCGAAGCCGAAGCGCAAGGCGTCACCGTGCCGGACTGGTCACTGGACGACGAGGCGCTCACCGCCGCCGCAATCCGTGACCGGCTGCGGCAGATGGGCCGCACGGCTGCGCGCGTCCTTGGCGTCGGCCTGGTGCAGTCCGCTGTCCGGCAGGCGATGCGCGTGTGGGGCTCCGGCAGTAGCGAACAGGTGGCCGCGCAGGTCGACGAGCACCTTGCCGCGCTGTCGGGTGCGACGGTGGAGGAGCAGGTGGGTGCGGCGATGACGGCCGCACAGAACGAGGGCCGCATGGCTGTGCTCGCCGTCGCGCCGCCCGCCGAGTACGTGGCCACAGAGATCCTCGACAGTACGAATACCTGCAAGCCCTGTCGACAGATCGACGGCACCCGCTACACCACGCTGCCCGACGCCCGCGCCGCCTATCCGACCGGCGGCTACACGGGCTGCCTCGGGGGTGCCCGCTGTCGGGGCACGTTGGTCACCGTGTGGCCGCAGGACAGTGAGCAAGCCGCAGCCGGAATGATCTTGGCGGCGAGTGCGGCCACAATGCCGCCGACACACCACGAAGGAGGCGGCGCCGTGCCGTACCGCATCGAGCAAAACCACCCGGACTGCGGCGCCGACACGCCATGGGCCGTGATACAGGAAGGCACCGACGAGCTGATGGGCTGCCACCCCAGCGAGGCCGCAGCCCTGGAACAGCAGGCCGCCCTGTACGCCGAGGAAGGCGACGGGCAGCCCGCAGACGACGGTGACGAGAGCATGGACTACACGGGCAAGACCGCCCCGTGGCGCGGCCCCCTCGCCATCGAAGGCCAGGTCACCGGAGACGGCCGCGAGTTCGCCCCCGATGCGCTCACCTGGGCAGAACTCCCCGTCCCGCTGCGCTGGAACAAGGAAGACTCCCACGGCGGCGAAGCCCGCACGATCGCCGTCAACGTCGGCCGCATCGACAAGATCTGGCGCGACGGCAGCCTCATCATGGGCGAAGGCGTCCTCGACCTGTCCGACGACGACGGCCGCAAGGTCTACGGAAAGATCGAAGGGAAGTTCCTGCGCGGCGTCAGCATCGACGCCGACTCCATCAGTGACGCCGACGTCGAATTCGTGTGGCCCGACGACGCCAACGAGGGCACCGAAGACGGCGGCGAGGACGACCTGTTCGAGATGCTTTTCGCCCAGCCGGAGAAGATGATTTTCCACGGCGGACGCATCCGCGCCGCAACCCTCGTCGACATCCCGGCTTTCGCCGAGGCGTACATCGCGCTCCTCGACGAGGAGGGCGCCGTCGTCGCCGGCGGCCAGCCGATCGGAGCCGAGGCCATCGAAGCGGCGGCTGTGCAGAAGCCGAAGGCGCCCCGCGCTGTTGTCGCGTCGGTTACCGAGCCGTGGCGGGCGCCGGCCGCGTGGTTCGCCGACCCGAAACTCTCACTGCCCACGCCGATCACCATCACCGACGAGGGGCGCATCTACGGGCATGCCGCACAGTGGGGGACCTGCCACATCGGGCAGGAGGGCACGTGCATTCAGCCGCCGCACGAGGACGCCCACCCGTACTACCGCACCGGTGAGGTCGTCTGTGAGGGCGGCGAGCGGATGGCGGTCGGTCAGATCACCGTCGGTACCGGGCATGCGCCGCTGCATCTCGGGGCGTCTCCGGCGGCGGAGCACTACGACAACACGGGTGCGGCGGTCGCGGATGTCGCGGTCGGCAACGACCAGCACGGCATCTGGGTTGCGGGCAGTGTCCGGCCGGGCGCGGACCCGCTGAAGGTGTACGAACTCCAGGCCGCGGGCCAGGTGTCGGGGGACTGGCGGCGGATCGGCGGCCAACTGCGGCTGGTGGGTCTGCTCGCGGTGAATGTGCCCGGGTTCCCGGTGCCGAAGATGCGCGCGCGGGTGGCTTCCGGGCAGCCGCAGGCCTTGGTGGCTGCTGGTCGTCCGCAGGTGGCGCGGGGCCGCTCGCAGGCTGATGTGGAGCAGGAAGCGATGCGGGTTGTGATGCGCATGCTGTCGCGTCGCACCCACCCCGGAGGGAGGTGAGCAAACATGTGCGGTTGCAATAAGCGGCGCCGTCCGCCGCCCCCTCCTCCGCCTGCTCCGAGCGTCTGACCATTAGGTTTGTCGGTCCGACGAACTTATTGACGCATTGTCCGTTCGTGTGCTATGCGCTAACCTCCGTGATCAAAGGGCGAAAAAAGAGCCCGCAAACCCCCTTCGATCACGGAGGAAAACGTGGCCGCAGACGAGCTCTTCTCCGCCCCGGACAACCTCACCCTCACCAGCGACGACGACCTCACCGCACTCGAAGCCCAGGGCGCCGCCGAATTCAGCCGCGTCGAAGCGATCGACGACGTCGACCCCGACACGCTGTCCTACGCGATGCGTCTCGCCGACGACCTCGACCGCATCCGCGCCGAACTCCGCGTCCGCGAAGTCCGCGCCCAGGCCAACTCCGAACTCCAGCGCACCCGCGTCGGCGAGCAGCTCGCCGCCCTCAAGGAGCGCGTCCACGGCGAACCCGCAGGCGCCGCGCCCGCCGTCGCCCCCGTCGTCGACGTGGAGGCCATCGCCGCCGCCGCCGCGAAGGGCGTCACCGCAGGCATGGTCGCCCTCATGGGCGAACGCCGAGGCAGCATCGACGCGGCCCGCCGCGCCACCGCCTCCCTCGCCGAGACCGCCCGCCACGCCCCCACCCCGCAGGTCCCCACCCAGCGCCTCGCCGTCACCGCCTCCGTCGACATCCCCGGCGTCGCCCGCGGCGAAGGCATCAACAACCTCACCGCGCTCGCCACCGTGACCTCCCGCAAGGCGCGCAGCATGCCGGTCACCTCCGGCCAGCCCAGCGAGCAGCTTGTCGCCAGCATCCGCAACGAGTTCACGCACAGCGTCGACGACCGCAGCAAGCGCGGCGAGATGAAGGAACTCATCCAGTTCCTCACCAGCCCCGACAAGCAGGCCGCACTCGTCGCTGGCGGTGGCTGGTGCGCCCCGTCCGAGACCCGCTACGACTTTTTCAACATCGCCTGCGAGTCGGGCATGATCGACCTCCCGACGTTCGGTGTCACCCGCGGCGGCATCGAGTTCCCCGTCTCCCCGTCCCTCGCGGACGCCCTCGGCGGCGGCACCGCCTTCGCCGGCTTCGCGGCCACCCTCTCCAACACGTCGACGCCGTTCCTGTGGACCGAGGCCGACGACATCGCCGCCGCGACCGGCTCCCCGACCAAGCCGTGCATCCGCGTCCCCTGCCCCGACTTCGACGAGGAGCGCCTGGAGGCGTACGGGTACTGCCTCACCGCAGGCAACCTCACCGACGACGCCTACCCCGAGGCCACCGCGAACACCCTGCAGCTGCTGATGGCCGCGCACGCGCACGTCATCAACGCCCGCCTCATCGCGCTCATGCTGGCCCGCTCCACCGCCGCCACCGCCATCACCGGGGGTGCCGTCACCGACGCCGCAGCCCCCCGCATCTACAACGCGGTCGGCCTCGCCGCCACCGACTACCGGGCCCGCTACGGCATGTGCATCGAGGACGTCCTCGAAGTGATCCTCCCGTACTGGGTGCGCGACGTCATCCAGGCCGACCTCGCGTGGAAGGCCGGCGTCGAACTCGGCGACATCCCCCTCGCCGAAGTCAACCGCTACTTCACCGCCCGCAACATCGCCGTCCAGTGGGTCAACGACTGGCAGGTCCGCGGCGCCAGCCAGTTCGGCAACGCGACCGCAATGACCGCGTGGCCGACCACCGCGGACTTCCTCATCTACGCGGCCGGCACGTTCGTCCACGGCAACGGCATGACCCTCGACCTGGGTGTCATCCGCGACAGCGTCCTCAACGAGACCAACGACCACACGGCCGCCTGGTCCGAGGAGGCGCACCTCATCGCCAAGGTCGGCCACGAGTCGCGCCGGTACACGGTCGGCTTCAACGTCAACGGCGCCACCAGCGCGCTGCTGTCCGGCACGGTCCGGGTCTGACCCGGCGCCGTGAACCGAACCGACACTGAAGGGTGGTGAACACGTATGGCACGCCAACTCATCGACCTGCCCACCGTGTTCACCGCCCTGCCGTACGGGCTGTGGGACACGATCCAAACCCCCAGCTCGGACGACGCGCACTGGCGAAACGGCGTCACCTGGATCGAACGCTGCCCCACCGGTGCCACCACCTACGACGCATGCCTGTCCGTCACTGGGGTCGGAGCACCACCGGAGCCTCCCGCCAAAACCCCGAATGTCGAGCAGAACATTCGGGGTGCGCTCCCGTTCACGGTGCACGCCGAATTCGAGTGCTCGCCGGTCGGTCTCGCGGGCGCTGAGGTGATCGCGTCGGATGCCCTCACCCGCGTCGAACAGACACAGGTCGAGGCCGCATTCTGGACCGGCGCGGCCGGCGGCCAGGACGTCGTCTTCCCCCACCTGAGTGCGGACACCGAGATCGTGGACGGTGACGTGGTCCTGCAGCCCGTCGCCACGCCGGTCGTCACCGGCGCGGACGTCGCGCAGGCGCTCGGCGCACTGGAGCAGGAACTCGCCGCCTGCTACAAGGGCCAGGGGATCATCCACGTACCGCGTGCGGCACTGCCCACCCTCGACGCATGGAACCTCGCCCGCGACGACGGCAGCGGGCGCCTGGTCACCCTGGCCGGGAACCTCATCGTCGCCGGGACCGGCTACACCGGCAGCGGCCCCGACGGTGCTGCTCCTACCGCAGGCACGGCATGGATCTACGCCACTGGCGCGGCCTGGGGCTACCGGTCCGATCCGTATGTCTCCCAGCTGCGGGACTCCCTCGACCGGACCTCCAACACCCTCCGCATGCAAGCCGAACGCACCTACGTGATCGGTTTCGAGTGCTGCCTGCTGGCCGCGCACATCGCCCTGGGCGTGCCCACCGAATAGGAGATAGACCATGGCCACAGTCTCCACGTGCGCAACCCCCATCAAGGGCACGCACATGCGGATCATCGAACTCGACGCGTGTGGCGTCCCCATCACCGGCGCGTCCGGGTTGGTGTCCGTCACGACCGGGTTCGTGCAGGTCAACATGGAGCCGCAGTACGAGGACGGTACCGAGTTCTTCGAGCGCACCGCGTCGGGTGAGGCGTGCGTGAACCAGAAGGACGACCCGACGCTGAAGCGCATGAACCTCACCAGTCAGTTCTGTGCGATCAACGTGTCGTCGGCATCGCTGATGATCTCCGCGCGTGAGCTGACGACGGGATCGCCCGCCACCGGTACCGGCTTCGCGGTCGCCGAGGGCAACCCGACGCGCCGCTACAGCTTGGAGGTGTGGCAGGAGGTCGCCGGGCAGGGGGCGTGCGACGCCTCGGGTAACCAGCGCTACATCTACAACGCGTGGCCCAACGTCGGCGCGACACAGCTCGGCGCCTACATGATCGAGAACGGTCGGTCGACGCTGGAAACCACCAGCGAAACCCGTGCCGCGTCCCCCCTGTGGCTGGCCCTCGTCGGCGACGACTACCTGCCCGCCGGGGAGACCATTGAGGACGACGAGCACTGGGTGTGGAACGTGACTACGACCGCCCCGCCGACCGCCGCCTGCGACCCGACGACGCTCGCCGCATAGCGCCCGCAGTCCACGAGCCCGGTCGCTTACTTAGAGACCGGGCTCGTCTACTCCCTGAGGGGGACCGATGGCTCTGGCCCAGTACAGCGAGCTGTTCTGGTTCCCGTCCGGCGAGTTGGCCGCCAATGTCACGGCGCGGGTGTTCCTCCATGAGGCGAACACCCTCGCCACCCTGTACGCGGACGCCGGCGGGACGGTGCCGCTGGCGAACCCGGCCGCGACGAGCGGTGCGGGCCGTCTGGAGTTCTGGGTCGAGGAAGGCCGCTACTGGATCCATATCGACAGTGAGTCGTTCGACGTGGCGGTCGGCGCGTCCACGGAGTCGGCAACCCTGGCCGACATCACGGCCGCGGTGTCCGCGCACAGCGCCGACACGACGGATGTGCACGGCATCCCGGACACGGCCGCACTGGTGTTCACCGACGATACGCGGCTGACGAACTCCCGCACCCCGACAGGGCCGGCGGGCGGCGACCTGTCCGGCACATACCCGGATCCGGCTGTCGCGAAGGTCAACGGGGTTGCGGTCACGGGAACGCCTTCGGTCGGGCAGGTGCCGACCGCCACTTCCGGGTCGGCAGCCACGTGGCAGACGCCGTCGTCCGGCGGGGGTTCCACGGTCAGGACGGCGACGGTCCGCGTCTCAGACGACAACCTGTCCGGGCTCCCGGCGGCAGCGTCGTGGACGGTCGTCCAGACGTCGGGGGGCACGCAACTCAAGGCGTCGATCGCTGCCGCCGTCGGGGACCGTATCCGCGTGTACGGCGCGTTCATGCACATCGGCGCGCACTTCCTCGACTGGGTACTCCTCGACAACGCCAGCGCCATCGCCCTGTACGCGACCACGGACACGGCCACGCCGCCCACCGAGGGCAACCCGACGATGTACCCGTCCAACTCGTTCCTGCGCGCCGGATCGCCGGACATGTTCACCGTCGCCTCCGGCCACATCGCTGCCGGGCTGGTGACGGTGGCGCTCGCCCATCAGGGGACCGGGACCGGCAGCGGCAACATCGTGTACGCGCACCCGACGTATCCGTGGCGGCTGCGGCTGGAGAACATCGGGCCCGAACCGTCATGACCGCACCGTAGGAGCGCCCGATGCCCGTCATCAATCCCATCGCCACCCAGCCGACCGGGACCGGCGGCATGCGCGGCCCGTGCGCGGACTGGCCCGTGCAGTGGACGTGCGACGTGTCGACGCTCAACCCGGCCGTCACCGGCATCGCGGTGTCGATGGCGACGGAAACCCTGTACGGGCTGACTGGTATGCGATTCGGGCTGTGCGAGGTGACGCTGCGGCCGTGTCGTAGCGACTGTGGCGACGGCCGGTTCTACGACGACTTCGGACCGCCGTGGGCCAGTTCGACTTGGCCGCAGCCCGCACTGATCGGCGGCCTGTGGTTCAACCTGACGTGCGGCTCCTGCTCGTCGGGCTGCTCGTGCGGGCAGGTGTCCGAACTGCGGCTCCCCGCCCCGGTGTACGAGGTGACAGAGGTCGTCATCGACGGCGTGGTGCTGGCGTCGTCCGCGTACCGCCTCGACAACAACCGCCTCCTGGTGCGGACGGACGGCGGGCGCTGGCCGCACTGCAACGACCTGTCGGTCGACTCTGGTGAGGGCGCCTGGTCGGTGACGGCGACGTATGGCGAGCCGCTGCCGGCGGGAGCCGCGCTGGCCATGGGTGAGCTGGCGTGCCAGTTCGCGAAGGCCGCCGCCGGGCAGGACTGCCGTCTCCCGGCGGGGGTGCAGCAACTGGTGCGGCAGGGCGTGACGATCAGCTACCCGGATGTGGGTGAACTGTTCAAGCAAGGGCGGACCGGCCTGTATCTGGTGGACGCGTTCATCGCGACGTGGAATCCGTACGGGCTGCGGCAACGCTCACGCGTGTACCGGGTGGATCAGCCGACCGTACGGAAGCCGGGGGCCTGACCATGCCGATGATCTCTGGCCCGTTGAAGTGGTACACGGTCGCATCCCGCCTGGAGCAGGCGATCTACGCCGGACTCTCCGTCACCCCGGCCCGGCACGGCGTTGTGCCCGGGATGATCGCCTGGGACGAATGCGACTGCGGTCTCCTCGCCGTCAGTGTCGGGCAGATCTACCTCACCGAGTCGTTCCCCGACCCGGCACTACGCCGCATCGGCAACGCCTGCGACGCCCCCTGGGAAGCAGCCGAGATCATCGTGCAGGTCGTGCGGTGCGCCCCGTGCCCCGACGACAACGGCAAGCCGCCCACGGTCACCGCCCTTGACGCGTCCGCGCAGGAGATCCTTCAGGACGCGTACGAGATGATGCGCGCTGCCTCCATCACACTGTGCGAGATGAACGAGGCCCGCGAGATCGCCGACTTCATCCTGCGCCCCCTCAACCCGCAGGGCCCGTCTGGCTGCTGCGGCGGCAACGAGCTTCGCGCAGTTGTCTCCCTGATGAGGAACTGAACCGTGTTCACGGTGTCGACGAGCTTCGACCTCCACCGCACCACCATCGAACGCATGCTGCGCCTCCCCGGCGGCCTCGTCTACCGCAACATGGAACGCCGCGTCCGCCGCGTCGAAGCCGAAGCCCGACGGCGCGCACCGGGCAGCATGGGGCGCACCGTTCGCGCGCAGATCCGGCGCGGATCGGGTGGCGACTTCCAGGGCGTCATATCGGTCAACCATCCCGCCGCGCTATGGGTCATCGGGGGCACGAGGCCCCATCGCATTCAGCCACGCAGGCCAGGCGGCGTCCTGCGGTTTACGGCGGGCGGTCAAATTGTGTATGCGAGGTACGTCAACCACCCTGGCAACAAGGCCAATCGGTTCCTGCAGGAAAGCCTGCACGCCGCCCTCTGACCTGCGGTTCCTCGACAAGTCGAGGGGTCGCGAGTACTACCGGGGCCGCGCCTTGGCCCTCGTGCTTGATCTGGTCGACAACCACCCGGCTATCAACCAGTCGTAGGCGCTTCGGCGCAGGTGGTCGGGCGGTTTACAAACCGCCGGAATGATCTTCGCTGGACGGTACCTACCGTCCACCCCATGACCGAGCTGCTCACGCACCCCAACGGCGTGGTGACCACCACGCTCCCCACCATGGCCGCCGCGCCGCGCCCGGCAGCCCGCGACTTCAGCCGCGGAAGCAACGAGCCGCTGCCCTTCACCATCGACGGCGACGTCTTCTACGCGGCAGCACGGCTCCCCGGCGACGTCTTCGCCGAGTTCGTCACCCTCTACAACGACCGCGTCGAAAGCGAGGAGTACCAGCAGCAGCACGACCTGCTGAAGCGCGCCCTCTCCCTCGCTCTTCTCCCCGAGTCCTACGAGCAGTTCGCCAAGCGCCTGAACGACAAGGTGCGCCCCATCGACGACAACCAGACGGCCGACGTCGTCATGTGGCTTCTGGAGGAGTACGCCGCCCGCCCTACACAGCCGTCGCCGGACTCATCGGATGGGCCTGCCAGCCCGGCATCTGGCACGCCCTCGACGGCGAATACGCAGCCCGTGGAGTCGATCTCGCTGCCCTCCCAGCCGACCGATTCCTGAACGCGATCTACCACGAGATGCTGCAGCGGCTGATCGTCCACGAAGGACAGACCGAGGAACAAGCGCGAGCACGCTTCGACCACAGCCTCGGCGTCTCAGCGTGGGCGTATCCAGGCCGTGACCGCCTCGACATCGAACCCGCCCAAGACGACGGCGCGCCCTGGTGGTGGACGGGCCCTGAAGACGCCAGCCAGTCGTTCCTCGCCTCCATGGGGGTGACCCTCGCATGAGCACCCCTTCCGGTGGCCTCGTCGGCGATGCCCACATCAACATCAACGCCAACACCGACCCCGCCGCGCGCGCCATGCGGGACTTCTCCCGCGACACACAAGGACGACTGCGCGATGTGCGTGGCCGGTTCGTGTCCGAATCTCGCCTCATCAACAGTGCCTTCAACCGTGCGGCAGGCGGCGGCAGCGCCTTCTCCGGCGTCCTGGAAAAGCTGAAGGGCGCCGCAATCGGGCTGGCCCCGGCGCTCATCCCGATCGCCGTGCAGGCCGCACCGATCGCCGCGAGTGTGGGCGCGGCAGCCGTCGCGGTCGGCGCGTTCGCCGCCGCAGCAGGCGGCCAAGTCGCCGCACTGGCCGAGGCATCCGAGGCGGAGAAGAAATATCAGGACGCCATCGACCAGCACGGTGCCGCGTCGAAGGAAGCCGCCACCGCGCAGGCCGACTACGTCCGCATGGTCAAGACGATGCCGCCCGCGACCCGCGAGGCAGCCGCCGCCCTGTCGTCGTTCAAGGACCAGTACAAGCAGTGGTCGGACAGCCTCGCCGGGGACACCATGCCGGTCGTCACCAAGGGCCTCCAAACGTTCGGCGCGATCTTCCCCAAGCTGACGCCGATAGTCCAAGGCGCGGGCAGAGAGCTCGACCGGTTCGTCACCATCGCCGCCGGCGGCATCCAGTCGGCGGCCTTCGACCGGTTCATGGGCACCTTCTCCGAGTTCTCCACCGGCGCCCTACAGCGCGGCAACGAGTTGCTCATCCGCTTCATGCGCACCCTCGACACGGGGAAGATCTCCGGCGGGTTCAGCACCTTCATGCAGTACGTCCACGACAACGGGCCCATCGTCCGCGAAACCCTGTCGAACATCATGCAGGCCCTCGCCAACATGGCACAGGCCGCCGCGAACGTGGGGCCTGGACTGCTGACCGTCGTCAACGTGATCGCCAAGCTGGTGGCCGCGCTGCCGCCGGACGCCATCACTCACATGCTGCAACTCGCGCTCGCCCTGAAAGCGGTACGGCTCGCGGTGGCAGCGGCGACGGCCACCTCCGCCGGGGTCACCACGTTCGCCGCGTCGATCGGTGCGATGCGGCTCGCGGCCGGCGGGGCAACTGGGGTGCTGCCGAGGCTGGGGGCTGCGATCGCGACGCTGTCGCGGACGGCGAAGGTGGCGATCGCGGGGACGGGGATCGGGCTGCTGCTGATTGCTCTCACGGAGTTGTCGCAGCGCGGCCGGGCGGCACCGCCGGACGTCGACAAGCTGACCGGTTCCCTTGCCAAGCTGGGCAAGACGGGCAAGGTGACGGGTGAGGCGTCGAAGGTTTTCGGGGCGGATCTCGACGGCCTGCACGGCAAGGTGAAGGCGCTCACCGACCCGTCCACCACGGACAAGGTGCAGCAGTTCCTGGTGGGCTGGACGGGCTGGGACTCCACCCCCGTCAAGGAGGCCAAGGAAAACTTCGACGCGGTCGACACTGCGCTTGCCAACCTCGTCAAGAACAACCAGGCCGACCTTGCTGCCGCCGCGGTGACGCGGCTGACTGCCGAGTACGGCAAGGGTGGGCGGAATACGACGGAGTTCACGAGCAAGCTCACCGAGTACAAGGCGTCGCTGGAGGACGTGAAGTTCGAGCAGCAGCTCGTTGCGGACTCGATGGGCCTCTTCGGCACGCAGGCGCAGCAGACGTCGGCGAAACTCGCCGAGCAGAAGCAGTCCGCGGACGGTTTGCGGCAGGCGATCCAGGCACTGAACGACGTGCAGCGCGCAGGTCTGGGCGGGATGATCGGATTCGAGGCGTCCATCGACGCCGCGTCCAAGGCCGCGCGGGAGAACGCCGGAGTCCTCGACATGCAGGGCGGCCAGCTCACCCTGAACACCGACAAGCAGCGCGCAGCCGCCACGGCCCTGTCGGACCTGGCAGCGAAAACGGATGAGGCGGCGGCAGCGAACCGCGAGTCGACCGGGTCGTGGCAAGGCGCCGTCACTGTCTACGAGCGCGGCCGCCAGCAGCTGATCAAGAACGCTCAGCAGATGGGCCTCAACGAGACCCAGGCGAAGACGCTCGCCGACCAAATCCTGAAGACCCCGAACAAGACGGCGATGTTGACGGCCGACATCACCGACTGGAAGGCGAAAATCTCTGAGGCGGACAAGCAGCTCAAGACCGCCAAGGGTGAGAAGAAAGCCAAACTGACGGCGGACATCGCGGACTGGAAAGCGAAGGTCGCCGCCGCCGACCTGCAACTCAAGGGCACGAAAGCCGACAAGCGGGCCAAGCTGACCGCCGACATCGCCGACTGGCGGGCCAAAGTCGCCGCCGCCGAACTCCAACTGCGTACGGCGAAGGGGGAGAAGAAGGCCACACTCAAGGCGAACATCGACGACTGGCGGCGGAAGATCGGCACCGCACAGTTGATGATCAACAATCTGCCCCCCAGCAAAACGACGACGCTCACCATCAACCGCGTCACCCGCTTCACCACCGTCAACGCGACAAGCAAGGTGCCGATCGCCCGCAACCCGAACCTGGCGTCCGGCGGTCCGATCGGCTTTCCCGGCGGCGGCCCGGTCAGGGGGCCCGGGACGGGCACCTCCGACTCTGTTCCGATCAACGCATCCGACGGCGAGTACGTCATCAACGCCCGCAGCACGGCGAAACACCTGGCGCTGATCGAGGCGATCAACGCTGACAAGCTGGGCGCCGGCGTCGGCATGGCAGGCGCCGGTGCCGCGGTCGCGCAGGGCCTCGCCGGCGGGATGACCGGGTCGTCCGGGCTGGTCCTGACGGGGGCCCGCGAGATGGCGTCCGCCGTGACGTTGGGCGTCCGCCGCGAGCTGCAGATCTCCTCACCGTCGAAGGTGATGCAGGCCTTGGGCCGCGAGACGGGCGCCGGGTTTGTGCGCGGCCTCACCGGAACCCGCGAGCAGATCTCCCGCACCGCGGCGAGCATCGCCGACAGCATCACCAAGGCCTTCCGCAGTCGCAAGACCACCATCGACGACCGGCTCGTAGCGATGATCGGCGCCTCCAACAAGCGCCTCCAAACCCTGGCCGCACAGCGTGATCAGATCGCACAGCGCATCGCCGACGCCAAAAAGTTTTCGGCAGATGTTGCCGCGCAGGCCCGTGGCGCATTCTCCCTGCAGTCCCTCACCCAAGGCCCGACGGGGGTGAGCGGAGACACCATCCGCCGCGGCCTCGCCGCCGCAGCAGGGCAGATCCGCGAGTTCACCGGACGCATCGACGTCCTACGCAAGAGGGGCCTGCGCAAAGACCTCCTCGAGCAGCTCATCGGCCTCGGCCCGGAAGCCGGACTCGAACTCGCCAACGTCCTGTCCCGGCAGTCGAACGCTTCCCTCAAGGAGATCAACCGGCTGCAGGGGCAGATCGCCAAGGGCGCCACCAACCTGGGGAAGCTGAGCGCGGACGCCCTATTCGACGCAGGCAAACAGTCCGGGCGCGGCTTCCTCGCCGGGCTCGCCGGGCAGCGCAAAGAGATCGAGAAGCTGATGCTGTCGATCGCGAAGAGCATGCAGGCCGCAATCCGTAAAGCACTCGGCATCAAAAGCCCGAGCACCGTCATGGCCGAAGTCGGCAAGCAGACCACCCTCGGACTACTGCAGGGGATCGCCGGACCCATGCCCGCCGTGAAGAAGGCGATGGGTGGTGTAGCCCGTACCCTCACTGCCGGGTTCGTGGGCTCCGGGCGCACCAGCCCGCTTCCGGCGGGGGCGCGCGGTGGTGCGGCATCCCAGCCCGCCCCGCTGAACGTGACGTTCATCAACCACGGGCCGATCGGATCGCAGCGAGAGATGGACGACTGGCTCGTCGGATCCATGGACCGCCTCCGCCTGCAACGCCGCCTACCCAAGGGGGCGTGACATGGCCGCACCCGAGTACTCGCTGACCATCGACTGGGACAACAACACCATCGTCACCGGCGGCACCTACGAGAACGTCACCCCCGACGTCCTCAACCAAGGCCGGTGGACGTACGGCTACGGCCGAGACCAGAACCGGCAACTGTCCCCGTCCTCGATCGGGAACTCCGCCTTCACCCTGTGCAACGCCCACCGCATCTACAGCCCCGAAAACAGCGCCTCCCCCATCGTCGACGACCTCGGACCGGGCCGCCCGGTCGCCATGGACGTCACCATCGCCGGCACGGACTACGCCCTGTTCCGGGGCCGCATCGACGACCTCGACATCCACCCCGACCGCTCCGACCGCACAGCAGACATCACCGCCCTCGACGGCCTCGCAGACCTCCAGAACGCCAGCCTGTCCACCGCCCTCCACTCAGGGCTACGCACCGGACAGATCGTCGACGTCATCCTCGACGAGATCGGCTGGACGGGGGCACGGGACATCGACGCCGGCGCCACCTACGCCCGCTTCTGGTGGGCGGAGAACACGGACGCACTGACCGCGATCAACGACATCGTGGCGGCGGAGGGCCCGCCCGCCATCGCCTACATCGCCCCGGACGGAACGTTCGTGTTCCGGGACCGCCATCACCGCCTCCTGCGTACGCAGTCCGTCGTGCCGCAGGCGGCGTTCGGTGCCACGCAGGTGACCTGTGATGCGCCCGCGGTGACGGGCTTCAGCTACACGGCGCCGTTCGAGTACCGGCACGGCTGGCGCGACGTGGTCAACGTGGTGGACCAGGAGGTCAACGACAGGGTCACCACGTTCGATACGGCCGTGGTGTGGTCGACGGACAGCATGTTCACCCTGTCGACGGGGGAGACGCGCGAGATTCGGGTGCAGGCTTCGGATCCGTTCCGGGACGCGGTGACACCCGTCCTGAACACCGACTTCACCACGTCGGGTACGGGGGTGGTGTCCGCGGTCCTCACCCGCGACTCGGGTCAGTCGACGGTCATCCGGCTGACGTCGGTGGGTGGTCCCGCGTCGGTCCTGACGCTGCAACTGCGGGCGCGCCCGGTGCTCGTGGAGCGGACCGTGCGGGTGAACGTGAGCGACCCCGGATCGATCGGCGTCTTCGGAACGAAGTCTTTCCCGAACGACATTCCGTACGCGTCACCGGCTGATGTGCAGGCTGTCGGCGAGGCGATCGTGGCGGCCTATTCCAGTAGGCGGCCGATCGTCAAAATGCGGGTGGTGTCGTGCGACATCCCGCATCTTCAGCAAATCGTGTCACGCACCATCTCCGACATGATCACCATTCGTAATGGCGAGCTGGGGCTCGACGCCGAGTTCCATGTCGAGAGTGTCGAGCACACCATCACCCGCATTCCCGGGGCGGCGGACTGTGACGACTACGTGCCCGTGCATTCCGTGGTCCTCGGGTGCGAAAAAGTGTCGGAGGACTGCGCCCCGAATCCGTTCACGTTCGACAAGACCGGAGCCGGATTCAACGACGGCACCTTCGATGCGATCGGATGCAGCAGCCCGGACACGGTGTGGATCTGGGACACCCAGTCAACATTCAACGAAAACAACTTCGGGGTATAGGTGACCCAATGAACCTTTTGGTTACGACTGCCCGAGCCTATGTGTATGCGGGCAATTGGGTGGCCGACTGCCCGGCCTCGTGCGGAAACGTCGAGCTCCTCTACGAGAAGGCCGTCAGGGGTGGCGCACTGACGCGGAAAAAGACGGTGTTCGGCTGCTCGTACTGCAACTTCGAGACCCAGGCTATCGAGTGGCCGTCGAACGAGCACGAGATCACCGCCGTCCTCGCCCTGCGTCCGATCCCCCACACCCGCAACTGGTACCCGGCAGACCACACTGCCGCGATCCGCTTCCGGATCCCCCACGGCCAGAGCGTGCAGGACCTTATCGACGAAAACCTCGAGAACGGAGTGCGCTGATGGCTTGGACGGCGCCAATGACGGCGGTGGCCAACACGGTGTTCACCGCAGCACAGTTCAACCTCCACGTCCGCGACAACCTGAACGAAACAGCCGTCGCGAAGGCCACACAGATCAGTTCCATTTTCGTCGGCAACGGCCTCAACTCGATCGTCGAACGCCTACCCGATGTCGGCAACGTGGCAACGTCGGAGACCACCGCGAGCACCACATACACCGACCTGGCGACAGTCGGACCCAGCGTCACCGCCGATACGGGATCCCGCGCCCTGGTATTCATCCGGGCAGCGTTCGAGAACAGCGGAGCGAACAACGGAACGTTCATGTCCTGGGATGTGACAGGAGCCACCACGTTCGCCGCCTCGGAAAACCAGGCCGTGAACTTTGCGGGCCTCCCGGCAGCACAACGGCAGCGCCTCGGCAGCCACTACATGATCAGCTCACTGACGCCGGGCTCCAACACGTTCACCATGAAATACAGGGTGACCGCAGGAACAGGCACATTCCTCGCCCGGCAGATCGCCGTCATCCCCTTCTAGGAGACGCATGTCCACCCCGTTCACCTCCGGCACCGACGGATACCACACCTACCGCATCCCGGCCCTGACCCGAACGCAGGACGGCACGCTGATCGCGTTCGCCGAAGGGCGCAAGAACGGCGGCGGAGACAGCGGCGACATCGACATCGTCTGCCGGCGCTCCACCGACGGCGGCGCAACGTGGGCACCTCTGCAAGTCGTCACCGCCCGCGGCGCCGACACGGCAGGCAACCCCACGGTGGTCGTCGACCCGGCGTCGGGGGATCTCGTGCTCCTGTCGTGCGGCAATACTGGCAGCGCCACCGAGACGACCATCCTGAAAGGCTTCGCCGTACGGACCGTGTACGTGCAGCGCAGCCCGGACAACGGCGCCACCTGGACGGCGCCCGTCGACATCACCGCGCACGTCAAGACGTCGTGGATGCGCTGGTACGCCACCGGGCCCGGCTGCGGGGCGGCCGTCACCCAAGGGCCGCATGCGGGACGCCTCGTGATCCCCGCCAACCACTCCCGCACCCCGGCTGCGGGGAGCAGCGATACGGGCGCCGAGCCGAAGTATCTCGGCGGTCACGCCCTGATCTCCGACGACGGCGGCCACACCTGGCAGATCGGTTTCACCTCGTCCAACCCGTCCGGCGCCCTCAACGAGAACGAGACGACGGTCGCCGAACTGTCGGACGGGCGCCTCTACTTCAACTGCCGAGACCAGTACGGCACCGCCCCCGGCACGCGCGCCGACGCCTGGTCGACGGACGGCGGCTCAACGGTGCAGACCGTCTACCGGGTGCAGGGCACGATCACCACCCCGGTTGTCCAGGGCAGTCTCCTGCAAGTCCCGGGCGGGCCGCTGCTGTATGCGGGCCCCGAGCATCCGGACGGGCGGGTAGCGATGGCGATCCGCCGCTCCGACGACGGGGGCGCCACCTGGTGGACATGCCGCAAGATTTCGGGGCTGCATGCCGCGTACTCGTCGATGGCCATGCTGAATGCGGACACCGTCGGCGTGTTGTACGAGACGGGCAATTGGACGGCATACGACCGGATCGAGCTCGTTGCCGTGCCGGTCGCAGAATTGGATCGAGGTGTGTGATGGCCGTACCACTGTCGCCGGACCGACTGCTCATCGTGCTGCGCGCCGAGGGTGTGAAGGTCGCCGAGTATCCGGGATGGCGCACGCGCGAGCGCGACGACGAGACCGGCAAGACTTTCGGCCCCGTGCACATGGTGCTGAACCACCACACCGCAGGTTCCAACTCGCTGGCCACGGTGGCGAAGAACGGCGTAGCCGGGCTGCCCGGTCCGCTCGCCCACATCCATCTCGCGAAGTCTGGGCTGGCCACTCTGTGCAGCGCGGGCCGGGCAAACCACGCCGGGCTGATGGCCGTGAACGCATACACCTCGTTCCTCAACGAGGAGCCCGTACACCCGTCCCCATCGAAGGCCTCCGGCACAGTCGACGGAAACGACGTCGCGTACGGCATCGAGACCGAGAACCTCGGCAACGGCAAGGACACCTACACGCGGGTGCAGTACGACGCGTGGGTGCGGATCAACGCCGCGTTCTGCCGCGAGTACGGGTGGTCCGCCAACTCGTGCGGCGACCACAAGGAGACGAGCATCGAGGGGAAGATCGATCCCAAGGGTCCCGTCGAGGGGTACGGCACGCGAGGCCTCTTCACCTACACCGGCAGGCAGTTCCGCGTGGACGTTACCGAGCGGTTGAAGCACGCGGCGTCGTGGTCGCCGAGCGCGCCTGTGCCGCCCGTCCCGAAGCCGAAACCACCCACGACGGAGGAGCGGCTATCCGCTCTGGAGAAGCGCGTCACCGCGCTGGAAAAGGGAGTATGACCATGAAGGTCTCGAAGTACTGGAAGGCGGTCGTCGCCACCGTCGCGACCGGCAGCGGAGCCCTGGCGACCGCCCTGAACGACGACACCATCACCTCGGCGGAAGCGTCGACGATCGCCATCGCGGTCGTCACCGCCGCCGTCGCCACATGGGCCGTCCCCAACAAGGGCGCTGCGGCCAGCGGGGAGGCGGACGCATGAGCAGCCCGCTGGACAGCCGGATGCGTGTCATCGCCCGCGAGGAAGTCGCCGCACTCCTCGGCACCCCCAAGGGCGTGCAGGCGGACGGCGATTCGACGCCGACCGCCGAGCAGATGCAGCAGCAGATCACCGACCTGCACGAGCACCTCCACCACGCGGCAACCACCATCAGCAGGCTGAGCGCCCGCATCGACACGCTGGAGAAGGCGGCGGGGCGAACGGATCAGGAGGAGCGCCCAGCCACCCGGCGCACAGCCCGCAAGACCACAACCCCGGAATGATCTCCGGCGGTCGGCTCCTACTGTCCCGGACGTGAAGACCCTCGTATATCCCAGCGACGAACACGGCTGCGGCTCGTTCCGGGCGATCTGGCCCGGCGAGCACTGCGCCGCCGCCGGACATGACGTCACGGTCGTACGGCAGCGGGACCGGCGTGTACAGCTCGTCATGGACGGCGGCACCGTCAAGGACGTCCTCGTCGACGCCGACGTCGTCGTACTCCAGCGGGTTACGCACGCCTACTTGGCGCAGGCCGTTGCCGTCATGCGGGCGAAGGGCATCGCCGTGGTCGTCGATGTCGACGACGACCTGTCCGCCATCCACCCGTCGAACCCGGCGTGGGCCGTACACCGGCCGGGCGGCGGCCCGCACTCGTGGCACAACCTCGCGCTGGCATGCCGGGAGGCGACGCTGGTGACGGCGTCCACGCCGGCGCTCCTCGACGTGTACGCCCGGCACGGTCGCGGCCACGTGCTGCCGAACTATCTGCCGGACATGTACTACGGGCTCGAGCGGCAGGACTCGGATGTGGTCGGCTGGCCGGCGTCGTTCCATTCGCATCCGAACGATGCTGATCCTGTCGGGGGTGCGGTGGCCCGGCTGGTCGACGAGGGCGCGCAGTTCGTGATGCGCGGCGACAGCGCGGGCGCGGGCCGGGCGTTCGGGCTGGCGCAGGATCCGGTGGGTGGCGGGGTGCCGCTCGAGGAGTGGCCGCGGTCGGTGGCTTCGCTGGGGATTGGGATCGCGCCGTTGGCGGATACACGCTTCAATGCCGCGAAGTCGTGGCTCAAAATTTTGGAGATGTCAGCGTGCGGTGTGCCGTGGGTGGCGTCGCCGCGGGCCGAGTACCGCAAGCTGCACGAGATGGGTGCCGGGCTCCTCGCTGACCGTCCGCGGACTTGGTATCGGGAGTTGCGGCGGCTGCGGGAGTCGGCGGCGCTGCGGCAGGAGATGAGCGAGGCGGGCCGCGCGGTGGCGGAGCAGCTCCGTTTGCGGGACCACAGCTGGCGCTGGGTGGATGCGTGGCAGAGGGCGTACGAGACGCAGCAGGCTACGCCGCGTTCGCGGGTAGCGGCGTAGCTGCGATCGGCTCCTCCCGCACGTCGCGGATCCAGGAGATTCCGCAGGCGAGGCACAGTTCGTGCGGGTCCGCGTACACGAGCTGCGTCGACAGGCAGAGCGGGCACTTCGCCCGGGTCCGTACTCGGAGCAGTTGTTTCCGCTGGTAGGTGGTGGTGCCTGCCCAGTAGCCTTCGGCGCCGTGGAGCATGGCCCAGGCGAGGCAGCGGGTGCGGGCGGGGCAGGTGCGGCACCAGCGTTGTTCGGCTTCGGCGGCTTCGGTGTCGGTTTCGGTGTCGGGGATGAAGTCGAAGTCGGCGGTGGCGCAGGGTGCGTTGGTCTGCCAGGCGACGTCGTCTGCGGAGAAGTACTCGACGATGCTCACGGTGCCGCCCCCTCGGCAGTAGGCGCCTCATGCTGATGCAGTTGGCGGGACTTGTCCCGCTCCCGCCATCGCTGTGGCTCCCACGTGGGCATGCAGTCAGGGCACACATCTGAAGTTTTCGTGCCGATACTGCCGTCCGACTTGATCATGGCCGGGTAACGCCAGCCGTCGACGTACGCCGCGATGCGTGCCTCGTGTGCGGAGTTGTGGCCGTTCGGCTCACCATGGCGAGCCTTGCAGCCGTCGCATTGCAGGAGGTACCGGTTGAATCCCAGGGCGCTCATCTGAAGTCCTCAAGGGCAGGGGGTGCCGTCGGCGACGACCCATACTGCGGCCCCGTTCGTGCCGTGGCAGGGCTTGATTCGATCCGCCCGTTTGAGCCGCTGGACGCAGAGAGCGATGGTTGGTCGGTCCAAGCCAGTCGCCTCGGCGAGGGCGCTGCGGGATGCGGTGCCTTGGGCGATGAGTTGGTAGATGTGTTCGTCGCGGGCGGCGACTTGTGGGCTGCGGGGGCGTCCGGGGCGGCGGGCGGTTTCCTGCATGACAGGCGTCCATTCAGTTGGCCGGTCGGCTGAAATTCATTATGCATTCGGGTGTCAAGCCGCAACTGTCCGGAACGTTCGGCGATCCGCTGATGCCACACTGCCCGTCAAGACAGGCAGGCTGAACGGGAGCACTACATGCCGGACGAGCCGACTCTCGGCGAGGTCGTCAGACGCCTGGAGGCCGTGCACCAGGACCTCAAGGAGGACTTCCGCGACGTCGCCGGGCGGCTCGACAGCAAGGTGTCGATCGAGCGCTTCCAGTACGAGAAGGACGCCCAGCTAGATCGTGAGCGTCTCGCGAATGAGCGGATCAAGGCGATCGAGGAAGCTCGGGCGAAGGAGGCCAAGGACAAGGCGGAGGCGGAGCAGAAGGCCGCCGACCGTCGGGCCGCCGACCGGCGTCTGATCTTCTCGGCGCTGATCGCCCCGGTGCTGATGCTGCTGCTGACGTTGTATCTGACGAGCCAGGGGGCCGGGACGTGACTGGCGGGCATGCGAGTTGGCGGCAGCAGCAGCGGCGCAAGGATGTGGCGTTCGCGGTGCTGCTGCTGGCCGGGCTGGCCGGTTTGGCGCTGATGGCGCTGTGGGTGCAGGGCGTGACGCACGACTTGCGGGAGGAGCGGGAGTACAACCGGACGCTGGCGCAGCAGGTGCGTGATCTGGGCGGGAAGCCGATGGAGGGTCCGCGCGGGGAGCCGGGCGCGCCGGGGGTGGGGGTGACGGGGGAGCCTGGCCGGCAGGGCGATCCCGGGTTGCCGGGCTTGGTTGGTCCGTCGGGCGCGGCCGGGGTTCCAGGTCGGAGCGGTGTGGCCGGCGCCGACGGCAGTCCGGGCGCGAGCGGGGCGCCGGGTGTCCCTGGTGAGGTCGGTGCAACGGGTCCTGTCGGCCCGTCGGGTCCGGTCGGTCCGTCTGGCCCTCAGGGTGTCCAGGGCGAACCGGGTGCGACGGGTCCCCAGGGCGAGCGCGGGGAGAAGGGCGACACGGGCGACGTCGGCCCTCAGGGTCCAGCCGGCGAGTCGTGTCCGGAGGGGTTCAGTTGGCAGGCGCTGCACTGGGATCCGAATGTGCTGGTGTGCCGCCGTGATGCCGCCCCGAACCCGGGCGAGTCCGATAGTCCACCGCCGCAGGCTGCCGCGTTGGATCCGCGCCGCCTCACGTACATCTAGGAGACTGCCGTGCCTGATCCTGCCGCCCGTACCCCGAGCCCCGCCCCATCGCCTGCACCCGCACCTCCTGCCCGTCCTCTCGCCCCGCGTCCGTCGATCCGCCCGTTCCGCGAGCCGGACATCCCGCCGCCGGTGGACGACGACGAGGCCTGACTCAACGCGTGCGCCCCTGCTGCTGCCCTTTCACGGGGCGGCGGCAGGGGTGTTTCGTCATGCCCGGGGTTCGGGGCGGTCGGGTAGTTCGGCGCCGGGCTGGCCGGAGTACCACGCCCATAGGGCGCGGGTGACTGAGGATCGGTCGCCTCCGCCCGTCCGCGCTGCCGCGTCGAACGCCTCGACCTCTTCGTCTGGGATACCGCGCACGACTCGCTGTCGGTGCTTGTGCATGTTGGCCATGAACCCCATGGTGACAGGTGGCTTGCCACCCGTCAAAGGGTGTGTCATATTGGAGGTGGCAAGCCACCCGAGAGCAGGGGAGATCGAAATGAACGCCACCGCCAAGAGCACCTTCACGAAGTGCTGGGACGCCTGCCGCGAGCCCGCCACCCACGTCATGACGCGCGAAGGCTCCATCCCGCTGCATGCCTGTGACCGCCACACCCGGATCGACCGCGCCGAGGCTGAGTCGCGCGGCTGGACCGTCGCACCCCTCGCCGCCACGGTCCGCGAGCAGGCAGAGGCCAAGGTGCGGGCGATGGCCGCCAAGCTGAGCACCGAGGTGCTGTGCCTCGCGTGGATGGCCACCGAGGGCAAGCCCGGCACTCAGGAACTCGCCCTCACGCGCGGCTGGATCATGGACGAGCTGAACCGGCGCCTCGGCGACGACCTGTTCGACGAGTGGCTGATCTCCGACGAGAACCCGCTCGCCTACTTCGCGAAGGGCAAGTGACATGACCAAGGGCCAGCAGTTCGCGAAGGACATGCGGAAGAACCTCGGTATCGGCACCCGTACCCGCCGTTGGGGCAGCCGCGTCTTCAAGGGCAGCGACATGCACCGCATGATCCTCGACTGCATCGCCGAGGCCACCCACTACAACGGCATGTACGGCGAAGCCCGCACCGACCTGTTCCGCGCCGCTTTCCCCGCCCTGTGCTCCTACGAGAAGCACATCCTCGGCGGTCGCGCTGACGCGGTCCTCGTCGCCCACTGCAACGGCCTGACGCCGTGGCAACTGTGCAACCTGCTGGGCGAGATGGTCGACGCCGAGATCACCAACGTCGGCGAGGGTGAGCGGTTCTTCGCCGCCATGGCCCGCCGCCTCTACACCCAAGCCGCCTGAACGGAGAACGAAATGACCGCGACCGCCGATGACGGATACGACACGTGCCCCCGCTGCAAGTGGGCGGGCAAGCTCCGCCAAGACGGCACCATGCGCAAGCACCGCGAGGCCGTGGACGCGGGGCGGATCGGATCGACGGGATCCCTTCCGCAAGACCCTCACGGACCCATCTGCAAGGGCTCCGGTGAGAAGCCGTGGCAGGTCGGTCTGCCGGAGGGCTACGAACTGCCGGAGAAGAACGAGCACGGCGGCTGGAAGCGCCCGGAACCGCAGGAGACCCCGGAGGCATCCCGCTTCTTGGTCGACCCGCACACGTGGCTTCGTGGCCGCCTGAACAAGCGCTACGTGGTGGTGGAGCTGGGGCCGAACTACTTCGCGATCCGCGACACCCGGACGGACCTTGACGTCGGCACGCGCACGAGCCGCGAGGAAGCCGACACGAAGGCGGCAGCGCTCAACAAGGCGGACGGCAAGTGAGCATGCGCAAGGCCACATGGACCGCATCATGGCGACGGATGAAGACCCGCATGGTCCCGGGCGGCGAGCACCGCGTGACCATCTTCCTCACCGTGGACGCCCCGGAAGCGCAGGCGGGGCGCCCCATCGAAGTGACGCTCTCCGCAGACATGGCGCGTCACCTGGCCGACCGGCTGTACCGGAACGCCGACGAGGCAGACGAGCACAACGCGCGCCGCAAGTAGCCGGGGCGCCAGCGCTACACTCTACGCAGGCGTACGCGCCGCAGGACTCCCACATAAATAGCAGGGGTGCCCAGAGATGGGAGCCGGACCAGCCCTACGGGGCGGAACCCGGCGAGGCTGCCGCAGCACGGCCTGAACGCGGACTCTGGCCCCCGCCCGCAGGAAACCGAAGCCCCGCCGCCGCGCGGGGCTTCGGCGCGTCACGCCGCGTCTACCCCCACCGTCTCCACCCGTACCGCCGCCGCCCACTCCACGACCAGCTGCGCGTACACCGCCCGCTCCACCTCCGACAGCCTGCCGCCCGCCCGCAGCCACAGCGCACGGATCTCGGCATTCACGACGGCAGCAGGGCGCGCAGAACCAGGGCCAGAGTCGGGGGGCATGCAGCCAGGATATCGATTCGACGGCCCGGAAACGCACGGCGATGTGGCCAATCTGCTGTCCTCCCCGACGCCGCCGAGTCCGGCTATGCTGCCTCTGTCGCCCCGGGCCCCGAACGCCCGGGGCGCCCTACTGCCGGGAGTAGATCATGGAATACCGCGTCGCCTACATGGTCCTGCCCGACGGTGTCGGCCCCGACGACTACGAACCCGCCGACCTCGAGAAACGCGAGGACATCATCGACCTGCCGGCACCGGCCGACCCGAGCTACGGGCCTGCGATCCCCGACGTGAAGAACGCGCTGCGCGACATGCTCGACGGAGCCGAACCCATCGCGATCCGCTTCCTCAACTAGGCGCGCCGCTCCGCATCCTCCATCCGCGCCCGGTAGTAGGCGTGATCTCGCGGATACCCGGCCAGCGCAGGCAGTGCTTCCCGGAAGCCGTCCGCCGCGTCCCGCCACCGCTGGCACGCGTACGCCGCATCCGCCACCTGCAACCGGGCGCGCGCCGCATTCAGCCAGTACAGCCAGCCCGGCCGCTCCTCCTCATCCGGAGCCCGCAACGCCAGACCGTGCGCCTCATCCGCGAGCCGTACCGCCCGGTCCCGCTCCCCGAGCCTCGCCGCAGCCATCGCCTCCTGGTGCACCGCCACGGCTTCGGCGGCTGGGGACAGTGGGCGGGGTCCGGCGAAGCGGGCGCCTTCCGCCGTACGCAGCGCACGGACGGGGTCGCCGTGCTCGAGCGAGTAGTGCGCGCGCACCCGCTGCGTCCACGACGCCATGTCGGGGTGTCCGCCGTCGACAGCCCAGCCGTGGGCGAGGTCGATCCAGGCGAGTGCCGGCCCGCGTTTCTCTTCCTGCCAGGCCACCCAGGACAGCCAGTGCGCGTGTTCGGCGGCGAGGAGGAGGAGCCGGTCGGCGGCCGGGCCGCTGGTGCCGGGGATGAGCGCGGTGACTTGGTCGAGTTGGGCGCGGACGATGGGCCACAGGTCGAGGCCGCCGACTTCGTCTTCGGCGCGCCGGTGCTGGGAGAGGACGACGCCGATCCAGTCGGCTGTGCGCAGGTCTGTGCGGCCCCGCTGGTGGGCGTGGGCGAGGCGTTCACGCAGTTCGGTGGAGGGCGCCCACTCGTCCGGCTCGCGCTGTAGGCGTATCCCGGTGAGTTCTGCTGGCACGTTCAGCCCTTCAGTCATGCGGGCGATCAGCTCGGCTGACGTGACGCGCTTTCGACCCGACTCGATCGCGGAGATGTAGGGCTGCGGTACCCCGATGAGGGGTTCGAGTCCTCGCTGGGACAGGCCGGTGGCGCGCCTGTATTCGCGAAGGATGGCAGCCCAGTCCTGGCGCGCCCATGCGGCGCGTAGTCGGACGTCTGCCCAGGGTTGCTGACCGCTCATACGGGGACGATACGCCGCAGTGATACGCGGTGTGTATCGGATGGGATTGTCCGACTGTCCACGATGTTGTCTCGATCACACCGAGTCGGGTCGGGGAGAGAGACAGCTATGCCCAGTAAAGCCAGCACACACAGGCCGGGAGATCTACTCCCGGTGCCACCCCACGGCGACATGACGGACGTCCAGTTCAAGGGCACCGCCTGCGTGTGGTGCCGTACACCCATCAGCACGGACACGGCTGTCGACCTCGGGCAGCGCCGCATCAGTCTCTCCGACGGGCACATCACCGTCTCCCCGCGCGCCTGCGGGCCGTGCACGGCCGAGCGCATCCCGGCCGCCCTCGCGCAGCACGCCGCGACCTGCGAGCAGTGCGTTGACGGGCCCGCCGGATGCGAGACGGCGCGCGCCCTCCGCCACCTCGAGCTGGAGGCGTCACGGTGACCCGAGACGTACGCACCGTCCTCGTCCGCACGGACAGCCGCAGCAGGCTCTTGGCGCTGATGAACCACTGCACCCGCTGCGAGCCGTGCAACGCCGACACCAGCCAGCCATGCCCTGAGGCGCGCCGACTGTGGCAAGAATGGTCGAGGCCGCAGAGGGAGGCCCGCCCGTGATGTGCGACCGCTGCGGTCAGCCGATTCGGCGCGGCCAGGAGACGGTGACGGTTCCGAAGGATTCGGCGTCGGCGGCCGGTGGGACCGTGACCCTGCACGCCGTACTGTGCCAGAAGCCGCCCACCCAGACGTACCCGTCGGGGATACGTCATTGAGCTCCCCCGGCCGCTGCGTTGCTGTGCCGGCGGTCGGGGGGTTGGGGCCGTCCCGTTGAGGCCCCCGCTGCCGGTTCGCGCCGACCGCGCCGGCAGCGGGATGAAGCCGGCCGTCTCCGACGCCCCGTGCGGGGCGGCCGTGGCGGCCCGTCGCAGCGCGTCCCCGATGCTGCGGCGGGTCACCGGACCAAGTCGGCGAGGGGGACACCCAGGGCGTCGGCGAGCAGGAGCAAGTCGTTCAGGTCGGGGATGCGCTGCGCGTACTCCCACCGGTGGATCGTTCGATGGTCGCGGCCGACACGTTCGCCGAGCTGAAGCTGAGTGAGCCCGGCCTCATGGCGTGCATCACGGAGGCGCTCCCCGATCTCCCGGCGGCGGGCGGGGACCCAGTCGGGCATGGGGTCGAGAGGCACCCGACCACGCTGAAGCGATCATGCTCTGATGTCTTTGCCTGGCCAGGCAAATTTAAGGATCTTGCTCCGGGGTATCGAAGAACGGTCACCACGACTTCGCGCACAGCGAACTGCGGTGACACCCCCAGCGGCCGGTTGGGCGTACACGTCTCCGCCTCATTCGGCCGTTAGACGCTGCGACTTGGTCAATGCGTCCCGCCCCGAGGGCTTACGCTCTCGGGGCGGTCTACGTTTGACGCCAGAAGGCCCCCATCGACATAGACGATGGGGGCCTTTCTGCCTGCCCCGGGCCGGCCTCCCCGCCGAGCACCGTGCAGATGACGAGAGGCACGTCTCAGGCGCGCGTGGGGAGACGCACCTGCCCCTCTCGTTCGCGCCACTCTACGTGGCGTTTGAACATAGTCCAGTCCCCCAAACGAGTGATCGCCAAAGAGTCCCGCCTGTGGGAATGTGGCCGCGATGTGGCCCCGATCATGGAAATGGCCCCCCGTCCGATCATGGACGGGGGGCCTAACTAGGCGCTCACCTGCACGCTAGTCCTGTGGGCGCGGACGGTTTCGAACCGCCGACATCCGCCTTGTAAGAGACCGTAAATGCAGGTCAGGGACGTGCGTGAAGTTTCGCGAAGTGACGAGAAGCTCTCTGACCTGCGACAACGGGAAGTGCTCAGAACTTTCGAGGACGTACGAGGGGGGTTTGTGGCCCCGATGTGGCCCCGCCGTGGCCGCGCACGTCACGACACGGCCCGCAGATGCCGCCCGCTGACCAGCGCAGACCGCACCTCCTCCACCAACTCCGGCCCCGCATGCTGATACAGCCACGTCACCCGACCACCCCGCTCATGACCCATGATTACCTGGACGTCCTTCTCCGGGACGCCAGCATCCTTCAGTCGCGTCGCGAAGACGTGCCGCAGATCGTGCACCCGCGGCCAGTACTCCGTACGACCCGACTCCGGATCCTTCACGAGGCGCGCCAGACCAGCAGCTTTGATCGCAGGAATCCAGTACCGACGGAAGATCGAACGCCTCAGCGCCCCCTCCAGGTCGACCTTCTCGCCGTCCTTGTTCTTCCTCTGAGAACCGGACATCGGACTACGGAAGACCAGCTCTTCCGGATGCATCCCGTCCTCGATCGCCGACTCCGTCGCCGCCGGATGCCACTTCTCCACCATCACCTTGACCGCCTCGACCGCGGCCGGCGTGAGCGGCACGGTCCGGAAACCGGCCTTCGACTTCGGCGCAGCCTTCCGCCTGATCTTCCCGCGGTCGTCGATGAGAACTTCCTTTACCTTCACCGTTGCAGCGTCGAGATCCACGTTGCACAGGCGCAGCGCCGTGTACTCCCCCCACCGCATGCCCGTCTCCTCCGCGAACACCATCACCGGGCGGTAGTACTCGGCGAGGTGCTGACGGATCAGGGCGGCCTGCTCGCGCGTGGGCGGAATCAGCTCGTCGGGGTGCTTGCCCTTCGGGGCTTCGATCTCGATGTCGAGGGTCGGGTTGATGGTGATGCGGCGGTCCCGCAACGCGGCGGTCATCATGTGCCGGAACAGCTCGAGCACCTTGCGCTGCGTCTCACGGCCCTTCACCTCGTTGGTGATCCAGTCCTGCACCTGAAGCCACGTGATCGTGTTGAGCTTCCGCTTCCCCCACTTCGGTTGAATGTGGACACTCCACGAGGTGAGCTTCCGGTTCGTCGTCGTGACGGCCTTCTTCTTCGTCGTGGGCCACCAGATCTCCCACCACGCGTTCACGGTGATGGACCCGCGCGTCGGGTCCTGATAGGTACCCTCACGGACTTGGGTGCGGACCTTGTCGAGGTGGGCCTGCGCTTCCTTCTGCGAGTCGAAGCGCGGCCCGCACAGCCTTCCCTCGGGGTCCCGGTAGCGAGCCTGCCACCGGCCCTGACAGTCGCGCCGCGCCTTGCGCTCGCTGTACCCCTCCGATGGCGGGTACTCGGCGAGACACCGGGGGCAGCCGCACGTTTTGCTGGGCATCTGACGGGGGTTCTTCCCCGCGCTACGCGCCATGCTTGATCACCTGTCCACTCCTTCGCTGCTCTGGTACGCGAGGGAGCAACGTCACCGGCTCCCCGCACCAGCAGACTGCACCCAACTTGGGCTGCTGCACGCGAAGTTTGGACAGAACGGCCCGGAGCGCAGTGACAGCGTGTGCGCAATCGAGGTCGGCGGGGAGGGTGATGACGCCGGCGTCAGCGTCGTAGATGGGGGGCTGCACGCAGGAGTCGAATCGGATGCGGACGCACATAGGAACCCCCGTTTTCACAGGCAGACTGACTCTGTTCTGCCGAAGGGGGAGGGCATCGGCCGTGTGGACGACCGTACCCCAACTGGGCGATTATGCGACCACTGTTGAGCGTGTTGTTGATAAGACGGCACACGCAGTGACGGAGAGCGCCTGACGGAGACTCACGAGAACTTCGAACGGTTGCGCTCGGCGAGCGCGCGCATCTCGATCTTCTTCATCTCCTGCTGCTCCGCGGTCAGTTCACGGAAGAGCTCAAAGAGTTCCTCCTCGCCGGCGGTGTCGAGCGGGCCGGGGGCCTCGCGCCCGAGGGCGGCGAACAGGCGCTCTTCGGTGAACTTCGGATAGGCCTTGGCGAGGGCGACGACGGCGGCGCGGCGGGGCTTGCGCTTGCGGTGCACCCAGGTGCCGACGGCGGCAGAGGAGACGCCAACGGCGTTCGCGACCTGGGTGTCGTTGACCTGATATTCGTCCTTCAGGGCAGCGAGTACCTGCGCGAAGTCCTCGACTGGGGGGGTGTCCTCGGTCTCCACGGGCCAAGAGTGCACCGTGGCTTCTACTTTAAGCAAGTGAAAGTAGAAGCGTGGCGGAAAGCCATGCGGCGCGCAACCTCCCCGTCACGCGCAGTGGCATATGCGCTTCACTACCCACCCTAGAACGTTCATTCGAATCAGTGCCCGCTGTCACGAAGATTCTCGCAACTTCCCCGCACTTCGCGTTGACAGGACTTCAACTTCAACTGTAGAAATGTCTCACCGCCCCAGAAAACGGAGCGGAGCCCACACCACCTGGCACGGGGATCACATGCCGAAACTCCACCGCAAGGGCCAAGGCAAGCCACTCAGAGACGCCATGGAACGAGCCGACCTCACCATCGAGGAACTCGCCGAAGCGACGAAGAACGTGGCCCCCGACGGCAAAGGCATCAGTGCCGCCACCGTCGGACGCCTCACCTCTCGCGGCAAGAGCGCCCGCGAACGCTGCGAGGAGTACACCGCCTGGGTCGTCGCCGCCGCACTCCATGAGCGCACGAACGCCCCCCTCCAGGACCTCTTCGACCCCCCATTTTTCGTGCCCCCACATTCAACTTCAACAGTAGAAAGGTCCAAGCCTGATGCAGCAGCGAGCGAAGCGTGAGCGCCGTGTCCCCCTCCCGGCCGGCCTCGTCCCCCTCCTGAACCAGCGCGAGATCGAGACGTACTACGGCGTCTCCACCTGGCAGATCACCCAGTGGCTGAAGGCCGGCATGCCCGAGGAGCCGTTCGCCGGCCAGGGGCGCCGCTACGACCTGGCGAAGTGCCAGGCCTGGCACGAGGCGAACGCGACGGACGGTCTCGCCTGGTCGACCTCGAACTCGCAGGAGCTGGCCTCCACGGGCTGACGCTCCCCCCGCACGAAGACGGGGCCGCCCCGGATGCGCGTCCGGACCGACCCCTACGCAGCACCATCCCACCTACGAGAGGAGGGAGCCACGTGGCTCCCATTCTGCCCGACCGGCAACCCGCGGAGATTGTCCGCGTGCCGTTCATGGACGGCTTCATCGAAACCGTCCTCATCGAGGATGAACCCCACGTCCTCATCCGCGTGACGCTCACCGCGATGGGCCTCGACGCGGACAGTCAGCTGAAGAAGCTGAAGCGCAAGTCCTGGGGCTCCACGGTCGTAACGGCCGTGCAGGTCCCCGGTGATGACCAGGCCCGAGAGATGGCCGCGGTCAACCTCGACACCTGGTCGATGCTCCTCGCGAACATCGACGAGCACAGGGTCTCCGAGGCGGCCCGCCCGCTGGTCGTCGACTACCAGAGGAAGAGCGCCCGGGCGCTCCGCGACTTCTGGACCAAGGGCGGCGCGATCAACCCGGCCGCGTCTCTGGAGCAGGTCGAGTCTCTCCGCTCGCAGCTCGATGGAGTGGAGCGAGCCCAGCTGGCCCGTGAGCGGTTGTCTGCGATGGGTGTCGCGAAGCAGTTCGGCCTCGTCAACTCCTCGTACGTGGAGGCGATGGCGCGCACCGAGCTGGCGCGGATGAACGGCGAGGAGCCGGACATCGACCCTGCGGACATCACGATCACCTGCGACGAGTTCTTGAGCGGGCGGATCGCTGCGTCGGACATGGCGTCGGCGCGGACGCGGCTCGGCAAGACGGTCGCCGCCCTGTATCGGGCTCGGTACGGCAATGACCCGCAGAAGATCAAGCGGCCGATCAACGGCGTGCACCGTGACGTCGCGGTCTACACCCACCGGGACCTCGACCTGTTCGACACCGCGTGGGCTGAGGTCGGCCGGCACTACGACGTGCAGTCCTCGATTGAGCTCGGGGGTGCGGCATGAGTACGTCTCCGATCGAGCGCACGGCTGTCGACCTGCTCGCCCCGAACGGCAAGGTCTGGCGTGTCACTGAGCACACGCGGAACGGTGCCGCCCTGTACGTGATCGACGGCGTGGACCCGGAGAAGTGCCCGCGGTTCGTGATGTCGACGCGGATGGAGCTGGAGGAGATCTTCGGCACGGAGCTGCTCCCGGCGGGCGGTGCGGCATGAGTGAGCCGATCACGAACGCTGCGGATGCGGTGCGCGAGTTGGGTGCACTGCCGGTGTCGGTCGGCCCTGGCCGCGCGGTTCTCGCTGAGCTTGCGGCGGCGTTGGACGCCGACGTGAAGGCGGAGAACGAGACGTTGAAGGCTCGCATCGCCGAGCTGGAGGCGGAGCGCCGGAAGTACGTGGGCGTGGAGCCGACGATCGCCGAGGAGATGGCCTACCTGTCCCGCTGCCTGGATTCGGTTCTCGCGTTCTGCGACGAGCAGGACAAGGCGGCCCGACTGTTCGAACTGCCCACGCCGGAGTGGATCGTGCGGGTGCGTGCGGCAGCGGAGGGTTTGGTGGAGCGGTCGTCGTATCCGCCGGCGCTGCCGTGGGCGCACGCGATGGACGACGGCGATCTGAGCATGTTCCTCGACGACATGGTGTCGGCGGCGTTGGGCCGGTGGCGGTCGGGGCCCGAGGTGCCGGACCGGACGGTGCTCGCGGACATCGAGAAGGTTTGCGCGGACTGGCGGACTCCGGGCGAGGGGCTTCGTGGTGATCCGGAGCCGGAGGCTGTCCCGGATGCGGTGAGGCAGGCGTACATGCCGGTGGCGTCGCTGCGTGAGGACCCGCACGACAGCCCGCTGTACCACCCGTACCGCCCGGGTCTGGGCCGCGACCTGCCCGAGACGGGCGGGACGCGATGAAGAAGTGGCTCTCCTTCCACCCCGCAGGGTTCCTGTACCGGGACTGCAACACGGGCATGGCGCACGGCAACGTGCGCTGGCCTGAGGGGCAGCCGCCGACACCGTTCGGCTGCCGCTGGTGCGGTACCGAGCAGCGCTTCCACGGGCGTCGGAACCTGCGGGGACGGAACTCCCACCTGTGGGAGCAGCCGACCGAGGCGCAGATCAAGGCCCGCATGCTGGCCCGCCGGAACGCCCGCACGTCGGTGTGCCGCTGCCCGGACCCGATGACGTACGGGGTCCCGCTGCCGTTCGCCCCGGTTGTCGACCCGTGGAAGTGCGAGGCCGACGACTGCCGGATGCATGACTACCTGCTCGGCGCGTGGGTCACGCCGCTGTCGTTCGACGAGGCCGCGGTTACGTGGGGCGGTGGCACCCGATGACGCACTCTCTCTCGGACTGGCTGGCGGTCGTCTCGTTCGCTGTCGGTGTCCACGCCTCGTACTGCGTGCCGTACTTCCTGACGGTGGACGCGGACCTCGCGGACTTCGACCCGCGTCCGGCGGTGTCCCGCGCGGGCTACCGCGTGCGTCTGGCGTTGGAGTCGGGCGACTGGGACGGGCTACTGATCGCCGTCGCCAACGTCACGTACTCGGTCCGCGCCGTCATCAAGGCCATCGCAAAGACCGCCCGCACGGCCCCGCGTGATGCCGCGATCACTGCCGCTGCGCTCCTCGCCCTCCTCATCCCTGCCAGCCCGGAAAGGGCAACGCGATGATCCACTCGAACAAGCCGGACCTGTCATACGAGATCGGCGCCAACCACCTCCACGGCGTCCTCAGGGCCGACCAGATCCGTATCGACACCCTCATGCAGCTGGTGCAGCACTGGGGTGAACGGCAGTCCCGCGACGACATCATCGACGCCCTCGACGAGCTGGCGGCGATCGTGCGGGGTGTGGCCCGTGAGGGCGAGCTGGACGCCGCTGTCGAGCAGGTTGAGGACGTGGCGGGCATGGACGACGCCCAGATCGAGATCGACTCGCACGACGTCCGTCGTCTGCTGCTGGAGCTGACGGAGGTGGAGCGGGTCACGTCCCGGTTCCAGCAGGGCGCGTCGCTGATCAAGCACCCGACGCACGCCAAGACCCGCGCGCACCTGAAGGCCAACCCGTTCCCGAAGCAGGACCGGAGGACGGCATGAGCATCGACCGCATCGTGACCCGCCTCCAGGCCGCCTGGCGGGAGCCCGGCGCCGGACGTCGCCACTTCGGCAGCGGCGCCCAGCCGTTCCAGCCGATCGCCCAATCCGGCCAGAACCAGGCTGTCCCCGAAGGCGTCCACAACCCGCTGTGGGAAGCCGTCCGTTGGATGCCCGCCGAGCCGTACTGGTCCAGCGCCACCGAACTCCAGCCGACGTACACGTTCAACGCGTTCTCCAAGGAGACGGCCGCCGAACTGGATCAGGCGGGCGCCTCGCGCACCCACCTGGCCAAGACGTACGCCTGGTCGATCGTCTCGCCCGGCGACGTCTCCTGGATGGTCGAACAGCTCAACGGCCGGGCCGTCGTCGAGATCGGCGCCGGGTCCGGCTACTGGGCCTGGCAGTTGGAGCAGGCCGGGGTGGATGTCGCCGCGTACGACCCGCATCCGCCCGCCGACGACAACGGATTCTGCAAGGGCGGCCCGTACACCACGGTCCTGCCGGATGACGCGTCGGCGGTGAAGCACCACCAGGATCGGGCGCTGCTGATGGTGTGGCCCCCGTATGGGGGTGAGCATGCCCGGCATGCGCTGTCGCTGTACGAGGGCGACCTCCTGCTGTACGCGGGTGAGAGCTGGGGCGGGTGCACGGCGGACGACGGCTTCTACGAGTTGCTGGATGCCGAGTGGGATGAGGTGTCGGTCGCTCCACGGCATGTGACGTGGTGGGGGATTCACTGCCGTCTCGCCGCGTACGTCCGCAAGGGCGGTGCCGCGTGAGTGTGCGTCTCGCCGCCCACTGGACGGCCACCCTCCTCACCGCGATGGCCCTGGCCGCCATCCCGCTCGCCGCACTCAAAGCCGGATCCGCCGCCCTCCTCGTCGCCGCCGGCACAGGCATGGCCGGATACGCCACCGCACCCGACATCCGAAGGAAGGGGAGCCGGCCGTGACCGACACCACCATCCGCCGCGAGTACCTCCTCGCCGCCGTCCGGCGCTTCGGTGGCGGCCCCGTCACCACCAAGCGGGCCCTGGATATCTATGCCAAGTCCCGCGAGTGGGCCACGACCGGCAGGAACACCGCCCGCCGCGACCTCCGGGACCTCGCCCGGCGCGCCTACCTCGTACCCGCCGAACACTGCGGGCGCCGCTTCTACCAGCTCAGCAGGAACCCCGGCCCCGCCCGCCCGGTGCGCAGCGTCCGGAAGTTGGTCCTGGAGGCGATCCGGGCGGAGGGCGGGGAGTGGACCACCGGCCGCGTGAGGCGCACGTGGCACCAACTCCTCGGCACGCACGTCCTCCGCTTCACCGTGCGCCGCTACCTCGCCGCTCTGCACCGCGACGGTCACCTCGACCTCCACGGCGGCGACACCCCGCGCCGCTACTACACCTACTGCGAGAAGGGCGGTTCCGCCTGATGGCAACCGTCGCCGAGACCACCGGCATCACCGAGCCCGGCATCTACCAGATGACCAACGAGGAGTACCACGCCGACCGCGGCAGCCTCTCCTCCTCCGGCGCCCGCCTGCTCCTCCCGCCGTCCTGCCCCGCCCTGTTCCGGCACGCACAGGACACCCCGCCCGAGCCGAAGAAGACGTTCGAGCTGGGCACGGCCGCGCACAAGCTGGTGCTCGGCGAAGGCCCCGACCTCGTCCAGGTCGACGCCGACAAGTGGACGACAGCAGCCGTCAAAGCCGAGGTCGCCGCGATCCGCGACGAAGGCGGCATCCCCCTCAAGCCAGCCGAGTACGAGCAAGTCCACTCGATGGCCGACGCCCTGCGCCGCCACCCCATCGCGTCGGTCCTGTTCGACCCGGCGCGCGGAAAGCCGGAGCAGTCCCTGTTCTGGCGCGACCGCCCCACCGGCGTGATGCGGCGGGCCCGGTTCGACTGGCTGCCCGACGCCCGCTCCGGCCGGCTCATCATCCCCGACTACAAGACCTGCCGATCCGCTGAACCGGCCGCGCTCGCCCGGGCGGTGGAGGACTTCGGCTACCACCAGCAAGACGACTGGTACCGGGCCGCCGCCCGGGCGCTCGGTCTCGCCGACGAGACGGCTGCGTTCGTCTTCGTCTGCCAGGAGAAGACGGCCCCGTACATCGTGACGGTCGTCGAGATGGACGCCGAGGCCCGCCGTATCGGCGCCGCCCGTAACCGGCGCGCCCTCGAAGTCTTCGCCGAGTGCACCGAGTCGGGTGTCTGGCCCGGCTACAGCAACGAAATCGCCTACCTCTCCCTGCCCGCTTGGGCCGCCATCCGTGACACCGAGGAGTACCTGTGAACTACCCCGTCGAGCGCCCGGCCCCGGCCGCCGTACCGGCCCGCATCGGCCAAGGGACGGCTGTCGAGCAGTCCCGCGCCGTCGCCGAAGTCCAGGCCGCGATCGTCGTCGCCCAGCAGGTGCCCCGCGACATCAACTCGGCGATCTCCGAGATGCGGCAGTCCTGCCAGCAGATGTTCCTCGCCGAGCGCGCCTTCTTCCGCTACTCCCGCGGCTCCGGGAACATCACCGGCGCCTCCGTCCACCTCGCCCGCGAGCTGGCCCGCTGCTGGGGCAACATCCAGTACGGCCTCGTCGAGATGCGCCGCGACGACGAGTTCGGGCAGTCCGAGATGCAGGCGTTCGCCTGGGACGTCGAGAAGAACTCCCGCAACTCCTCGACGTTCATCGTGCCTCACAAGAGGGACCAGAAGGGCGGCCCGAAGCAGCTCACCGACATGCGGGACATCTACGAGAACAACGCGAACAACGGTGCCCGCCGCGTCCGTGAGGCGATCTTCGCGATCCTCCCGCCGTGGTTCGTCGAAGAGGCCAAGCAGATCTGCACTAAGACGCTGGCCGACGGTGGCGGCAAGCCGCTCCCGCAGCGCATCGCCGACGCCATCCGGGCGTTCGAGGGCGTCGGGGTCACGCAGGACCGCATCGAGACGAAGTTGGGCCGGCCGTCAGGGAAGTGGACGGAGCACGACGTGGCGCAGCTGTTGGTGGCGTTCCAGTCGATCCAGCGCGGCGAGGTGACGGCGGACGAGGAGTTCCCGCTGCCGCGAGTGACGGTCGACGAGATCAACAAGCAGGCGTCGGCGCCCGTGGCGGCTGAGGGCTCGGCCAACTGGCCTGAGGCCGCGCAGCCCGGCTCCAAGGCCTGACCGGCCAGTAGGTGGCCGCCCCGCCCGCCGATATCAGGCGGGGCGGCCCGGTTCAGAAGACCACACCACCGAACGGAGAGCCACCCCATGAGCTGGTACCTCGGCCGCATGGCCGCCCTCGACTTCGAGAGCTCTGACAAACACCCCGAGTCCGCGCGGATCGTGACCTGCGCGCTCATCCTCGTCGGCGGCGGACAGCCCGCCGACACCCGCGAATGGCTCCTCAACCCGGGCATCCCGATGGAGCCGGGCGCGATCGAGAAGCACAAGATCACCAACGAGTACGCGGCCGAACACGGCATGGTCGCAGAGCAAGGCGTCGGCGAGATCGCGAAAGCCATTGCCGAAGTCGTTGCGGCCGGCACGCCGCTCGTCGGCCACAACCTCGGCAGCTACGACCTCAACCTCCTCAACCACGAATGCCTGCGCCACCTCGGCGACTCCCTGGAGGGGATCTGCCGGGCCCCGCTCACCCGCGTCATCGACACGATGATCCTCGACTGGTGGGCCGCGCCCTACCGCCGTCGCGTGTCGAAGGACCAGGGCGCGTACGAGATGAAGACCACCGCCCAGACCTATCGCCTGGGCTGGGACGACGAGCAGGCGCACGGCGCAACGTACGACGCGCTGATGTCGGCGCGCGCCGCCTGGCACATGGGCAACATCGCCAGCCGCCCGCGCGATCAGCGCCCCGAGTGGGTGCAGAACCTGCGCAACAGTCGTGGCCCGTACGACCGGTTCGACGACCTCGCGGGCGTCGATGTCGAGGAGTTGCACCGCCGCCAGATCGGGTGGGCTGCCGAGCGGGCCGCCGGGTTGCAGGAGCACTTCCGCAAGACGGACCCGAACGTCGTCATCGACGGCTCATGGCCGCTGCGCCCGGTCGGCGGTGCGGCATGAGCTGGTTCATCTCCCGCCGCCGCCACGACGAGGAACTCGCCGCCGCCCGCGCGGAGACCAACCGTCAGCGTGCGCGCGCAGTCAAGGCCGAAGCCCGCACCGCCACGGAGATCGAAGCCCGGCGCAGCATCACCCGCCAGCATGCCGAACTTGACGCCGCGAACACCCGCCTGACCGGCCGCAACAAGGCGCTCGGCGACCGGCTCGCCGAGGCGCAGGTCGCGAACGGATTCAACCCGGCGGCCGCGAAGCGTACCGCGGAGAGGATCGCCGCCCTCCAGAAGGCCGCAGCCAAGGCGCGCGAGGAAGCCGCCATCGCAAGGGCCGAGATGAGGCGGGAACGCAAGCGCGGCGACCACCTGCAGAAGGAGTTGGACAACGCGCCCGGTATGCCGCCCGGCGGCCTCCTCGACAGCTCGGTATGGCAGCCCGGCTACGAGACGCCGAAGCCCGACGGGGCGGTGACGTCGTGAACGACCGAATCACTGCCGGCGCGATGGTCCTCATGGTCGACCTCGCTGCCGCCGCCCGGGTGGCCCGCTGGTGGGTGACGCAGCCCGCCGAACCGGCCCGGCACCGCCGCTCGCACGCCGCCGAGCTGGTCGCCGAGGTCGTGCCGCTCGACGAACTCCTCAAGTACGAGGCCGAGTACGCCGCTCCGTACGACACGGACCCGCCGCGCACCTGGCAGTGGTGCCCGAACGACTTCCGCTACGAGTCCGGCGCCCTCTACCCGGACGGCTGGATCTGCGGACGTTGTTTCCAAGCTGCGCAGAGGGAGTCCTGATGGCCCCTAAGGCGAAACCCCTGGAAGTCCGCTTCTGGTCGAAGGTGGCCAAAACTGACGGGTGTTGGCTCTGGACTGGATCTCTTCACCCCCAGTCCGGTTACGGGCGCATGCGCCTCGGCAAAGGCGGCTCGCCAACGATCAACGCCCATCGCGCTGCGTACATGATCCTCGTCGGTCCGATACCGGACGGGCTGTACATCGACCACCTGTGCCGCAACCGGGCGTGCGTGAACCCGGCCCACCTTGAGCCGGTTACGAACGCCGAGAACGTGCGCCGCGGCGAAAGCTTTTCGTCCATCAACAGGCAGAAAACACACTGCCCGCAGGGCCACCGGTACGACGAGGCGAACACCATCCTCGTCAAGAACGGGTGGCGCGATTGCCGGGCCTGCCGCAGAGAATCCGCGCGCCGGCGCAGGGATTCGGCCCGCGCCAACACCCCAACCATCGGGGGGACCCGCCCATGACCGCCCTCTTCGACCTCGCCCCCGAGGTTCCGGCCGTCCCCGTGGCGGCCGGCCCGCGGCCCCTCGTCATCGGCCTCGACGCCGCGACCATCGTCACCGGAGTCGCAGGCGTCGGCTGGACCGACTACGTCCACGCCCCCGCGAAGAACCTCCACGAACGCTTCAACCAGCAACTCGAAGGCTGCGCCACCTTCTACCGCAACGCCGACTACGTGATCATCGAAGGCCCCGCCTACTCGAAGAACAACACCGGCGCCGACGCCCTCGCCGCCCTCCGCTGGATGGTCCGCCAAGACCTGTGGAAGCGCGGCATCCCGTACGCCGTCATCAACCCGCAGTCCCGCAACGTGTACGCCACCGGCAAGGCGCGCCCCGTCCCCACCACGGTCCCGAAGAACAAGCGGTACGAGATCGGCAAGGGCATGGTCCGCGACGCCGTACACGAGCGGTACGGGCTGCTGACCGAGGGCAAGCACCGCTACGACCAGAGCGACGCGTACATCCTCCTCGCCCTCGGCCTCCACTCCCTCGGCCACGTCCTGGCCGAAGTCCCGGACGCGTGGGCGGAGCAGGCACTGCGCGGCGTCGAGTGGCACAACCTCCCGGCGGTGTCCCGATGACCGTCCTCGCCGCCTGCATCATCGCTGTCCTCGCCGCCGTGGGCCTCGTCTGGCAGCACCGCCGCGACCACGCAAAGCCCGACCCGCGCAGTCGCCGCATCACGGAAGCCAGCACCCGGCACGACGTCGGCCCGGACGCACTGCGCCTCCTCGAAGACCTCGACGCGCACCTCGACGAGTACCTCCTCGCCAACCCCGAAGTCGCCGCCGGATTCGACCAGCTCCGCGACGCCATCAACGAACACCGGAAGGAGGACGGCTCATGACCACCATGACCGACCTGTTCTGTGGAGCCGGCGGCTCCTCCACCGGCGCCATCCAAATCCCCGGCGTCGAAGTCGTCATGGCCGCCAACCACTCCCGCCACGCCATCGACACCCACCAGGCCAACCACCCCGACACCCGCCACGACTGCGCCGACATCTCACAGGTGGTGCCTGGCCGCTACCCGCGCACCGACATCCTGTGGGCATCCCCCGAATGCACCAACCACTCCGTCGCCAAGGGCAAGAAGCGCGACCACGGCGAGTGGGACGACGGCCTGTTCGCCCCCGACGGCGTCAGCGAAGCAGAGATCCGCTCCCGCGCCACCATGTGGGACGTGCCCCGCTTCTGCGAGGAGCACGCCTACCGCCTCGTCATCGTCGAGAACGTCGTCGACTCCCGCTGGTGGGGCCCCAAATCCAGGCCGGGCGCCATCTATGAGTCGTGGCTGTACACGATGAAGTTCGGGCTCGGCTACTCCCACAAGGCCGTCTACCTCAACAGCATGTTCGCCTCGATGCTCGGCGACGGCGCAGCCCAGTCCCGGGACCGCAAGTACGACGTGTTCTGGCTGCCCGAGCAGGTCGAGCACGCCCCGGACTTCGACAAGTGGCTGCGCCCCACCGCAGTGTGCCCGATGCACGGCCCCGTCCGGGCGATCCAGGCGTGGAAGACGACGAAGATGTGCACGCCGATGCGCCCGTGGGGCCGGTACGGGAAGACCGGCCAGTACGTGTGGCGATGCCCGCAGGTCGCCTGCCGTAACGCGGTCGTCACCCCGGCCGTGCGTAGTGCCGCCCAGATCATCGACTGGAGTCTGCCGGCCCGGACCATCGGTGAACGCAAGGGCACCAAGGACGAGCTCGCGGCCAATACTCTGCGCCGCATCAACGCCGGGTACGAGAAGTTCTCCCGCCCCTTCCTCGTCCCGAACGAGGGCCGCGAGAAGCCTCCGATGGACATCCTCGACCCGCTGCGCACGGTGACCACCCGCAACGAGACCGGCGTGGCACTGCCGCCCTACGTGGTCGAGCTGCGCGGCGGGGGCTCCTCACACCGGGCCGTCACGGAACCGCTGTCGACGGTCACCGCGGGCGGCAACCACCACTTCCTGGTCACGGCCCCGGACATGGTCCTGCCGTACTACAGCAGCAGCATCGCCCAGCCAGCCGCGGAACCACTCGGTACGGTCACGACCGTCGAGGGTCACGCGGCGATCTACGGCGGCCAGGTCCAGTCGGTGGACGACTGCGGCTACCGGATGCTGGATCCGCACGAGTACCAGGCGGCGATGCACTTCCCGAAGGAGTACATCCTCACGCCGGTCGACAAGCGGACCCGGGTGAAGATGCTGGGGAACGCTGTTACGCCGAACGCCGCCCGCGACCTGGTCGCGATGGCTGTCGAGGCGCTGACCGGCGAGGACATCGGCGCGACCGCGGTGGCGTCGTGAACGCCTACTCGGGGCAGGTCCCCGACCTCGAGCCCGCCTACGACTGGCGTGCTGACGGCCTCTGTCGCCGCCCCCAGTTCAAGGGCCGCGCCGACCTGTGGTTCGCCACCGCACACGAGAAACTCGCCCGCGAGACCGCCGAACAAGCATGCCGCCGCTGCCCCTCCCTCGACGCGTGCGGCTTGTGGGCAGTCCTCGAAGGCGTCGAGTTCGGCACGTGGGGTGCACTACACGAAGAGCAGCGCCTCTCCCTCCGCAGGCGCCTCGGACCCGAACAGCGCAAGAACCCGGCCGCAGTCGCCACCGCCATCCGGCAGGCGCTCGCCGCGGTCGACCGGCGCACCCTGCACACCATCTGGGAAGAACGCACCTACCTCCTCCCGAACGGGCACCTCGGCTGGCGCGGCAAACAGGCCGTCGACTACGGGGGCCGGCCGTACACGAAGAAGCAGATCGGCTTCTTCGTATCCCGAGGTCAGATGCCGTACGGGTGCGTGCGCCGCATGTGCGACGTCGAGGAGTGCGTGCTGCCTGAGCACATCTCGGACCAGGTGGAGCGGCAGGCGCTGAAGGTGGCCGCCGAGCGGGCGGAAGCGGCCCGACTGGCTGAGGCCGCAGCGTGATGGGCGGCTCGTGGCTGGGCGGAATCAGCGTGCGGCGCATGGAGTGGAAGCAGACCGCGCTGGCCGACTTCCTGTGCGCGCGCTGCCTCACTCACCGCCGAGTCACGGGCCGCCAACTCGTCATCGACTTCCTTCGCTCCGATCCGATCGGGGCCCACACCTGCAAACCGAAGGGCACATCGTGAACATCATCGACCCGGCCACCCCACTGTTCGGCCCCAACCGCACCCGCCTCGGCTACGAGGAGCAGGAGTGGGCGGTGTGGGTGTCCGGCATGGACGAACTCCACAACGCCGACACCCTGGCCGCCGCGCTGGAGTTGGCGAACGAACTGAACGGCACGTTCGCCCAGCTGAAGCACAACGCCGACAAGCTCGACGACCCGTCGTACGTCCTCGGCGCGGTCGTCCTGCGCCACGGCTACGCGTGGACCGCCGACACCGAACACCGCCTCGGCCTCAAATGCGGCAACCCGACGTGCGGACCGTGCTCATGAAGCACTTCCCGCTCGCCCTCTTCACCGGGGCTGTGATCGCGGCAGTCGTGTACGCCGACGGCGGTACCCCGCTCACGACGTTGATCGTCGGCGCCCTCGTCGCGGCCGCGGTGTGGGTTGCCGCGTACTTCCTCCACCGGCGCCGCCCCTGACCGGCGGCCTCCTCCCCTGCGGGCCCCCACCCGCACGGCCGCCACGGCCCGGGCTCCACCCCCATGCGAGCCCGGGCCAACCCTAAAACCACATGAAAGGTGCACCGATATGGGTCTTTACCACTCCGTGGACATCGTCTACGGCATCGAGATCCCGCCCCACACCGACGTCAACGAGGTCGACCGCGCGCTCCAGAACCAGCCCTACAACCCGGACAGCGTTGGCTACATCGTCGTCGGCGACTGCGACCGGCTGCTCCTCGCGACCCGTTGTGTGCGAGTCGACGAGAACGCCGTGGTCTCCCTGACGCCGGAGTTCTTCACCCCGCCGGGCCTGTCCGACTGGGGCGTGTCCCTGCATGAGGCGGCCGTGAGCCTCGGCCTCACTGACCACCCGGCGCCCGCCTGGCTGGTCATCCACAACTACCGCTGACCGACCGCAGCACGAATGCCCCGCACGGACGGTGCGGGGCGGAGGAAGGGAGGGGGAAACCTCATGGCAGACGGCGTCCATCACACCCGTATCGGCGAGGACCTGAACCTCAACCGCGAAGACCTCGGGCTACACCCCGCGAAGTACACCGCCGACCAGGTCAAGGAGATCTGGCAGGAGATCAGGCGCCCGGTTCGCGAGCGAGACCGCGAGCTGCTGCTGTGTGTCGCTCGCGCCAACGGCGAGTCATGCAAGGCCGAGCACAGCGGCGTTAAGAGCCCACACATGGCCGTGCGAAAACAGCGCTGCCCAGACGGAACCCTCCGCTGGTGCGCGGCCCACCTCCCTACCCCGCACGCCGTGACTTCCGAAGAGTCCGACAAGCACAAGGCCACGAAGGACTTCGTCGCCCGCTTCTGTGACAAGGCCGGCATCGCAAACGCCGTGGAGAAGGCGACGAGGACACGCACCCGGCGCCCCGACAACACTGTCTACGGAAGCGGGGGCTTGAGCCTGGGATGCGAGGCGCAGTTCTACAACGCGTCCCCCGACAACGTGCGCGCTCGCTCCCGTAACCACGCCGAAGCTGGCCTCGTCGCTAACTGGATCACCGACAACGACACCTTCCATCTGATCGACCGGGCGAACTGGATGCTGATGCGTCCACAGCACTGGCAGCAGATCAGCGAGGCTGACGACCTCCCGCTCATGGGTGGCTTCAGGGTCCTGGTCGAGTGGCATTGCACGGCGGCTGCGGAACGGCCGTGCCCGGACGTGAAGGTCAAGACCGGGTGCAACAACGTGCACCTGACGTGGGACACCCCGCGACGGCTGGACGGCGAGGCAACCGGATACGAAGGCGACCGACTGGGGGTCACCGTCGGTCAGACCATCGTCGGCGCGGCAACGGGCGACGTCGAGTCGCTGTTCATCCCATCACGCAAGGATCGGCGTGCTGGTGCCTACCTGTGGGTTCCGTCTGCCGACAAGGCCAGGTGGCTGAAGTACGTGGGCGACGAGGACGCCCCCGACCGCGACGAGTCAGACCCCGAGGACGAGGTGACCTACTCGCGTGAGGAGATCAGCGGCTCATGCACGTACGGGGAGAAGACGTTCGACCCGGCGAAGGTGAAGAGCGCCCCACTGAAGACGCGCGGTCTCGCGGGCCTCTCGCTTACGATCGACGTTCCTCCGTCGCCTCCGGCATCCGATGCATCAACCGTAGCCAGTGCTGCGCGCTGCCCAGGATGCAATAGGCCCGCCACGCATCGCACGCTGTACGGGGTGCAGCTCCACTACGCCGGCTGTCGAGCAGCTGAGCCGGGGCGTGCTGCATGACCATCCCCTCGTCTACCGGATACCGCAGAGCGGCTGGCTGTGTGCCGGCCGCCTACGGCGGCGCGTCAGGACTCGGCGATGGTGCGGGCGGCGCCGGCGTCGCGTTGGCGCTTACGCCAGGCGTTGACCTCGCGCTTGATGTGCATGCGGAGGTCGTCGGACCGCGAGATGCCCTTTTCGTCGCACGCCGATTGGTACGCGTTCCAGTCGTCATCGGAGACGCGCACTACTCGGTTGGGCATCGGGTCGCGGGTTGCCATGGCAAAAGGCTAGCGGACGCGCGGGCAACAAGTCGACACCACTGCTCTCGTCACAGCTTCGTGACGGTGGTAGATTGCATATGCGTTTTGCCACCGCGAGCGGTAGGATCGAGCGCAGGGCAAGAGATCGAAAAGCCTCCCTGAGCAGGGGGTTTCTCCCGCATGCCCCGATCGGCACGACTGAAAGAAGCAGCCCGGATGGCAACCCTCAAGATCGATGGCCGAACGTTCACCCACCCCAAGATCGTCATGGCGGGGAACACTGCAACCGGCCTATGGGTCCGGCTGGCCGCCTGGGCCGTGCGTTACCACCCCGGAGAGTGGAGCGTCCCGAGCGACCTGGTCCGCCAGTACGGCACCACCGCCCAGACCCGCCGCATGGTCGCCGCCGGACTCGCGACGATCACGGGCGACACGTACCGACTCGACGACGAACTCCTCGACTGGGCTCGCGACGACAACCGCGCCACCATCCCCGCCGCGCAACGCCGCCGAATCTACGACCGCGACGGCAACGCCTGCCTCAACTGCGGAACAACAGACGACCTCACCCTCGACCACATCCACCCATGGTCCCTGTACGGACCGGATACGGACGAGAACCTCCGCACGCTCTGCCGCTCCTGCAACAGCTCGAAGGGGGCCAAGGTCTGATGCCCTGGGTCAAGTTGGACGACCGGTTCCCGTCGCACCGCAAGATCGCCTTGCTGTCCGACCGGGCCTTCCGGCTACACATCTCCGCGATCTGCTGGTGCGCCGAGAACCTCACCGACGGCCGCATCACCGACCGCGAGCTGACTCTCGTCGCGCACGTACGGGGCCTCAAGGCGACCGCGAAGCAGCTCGAAGATGCCGGCGTGTGGGACCGCGCCGACGACGGCTGGGTCATCCATGACTACCTCGACTACAACCCGTCCCGCGAGCAGGTGCAGGCGGAGCGGAAGAAGAACGCGGAGCGGCAGGAGAAGTTCCGCAAGCGCAAGAACGGAAAGCCCGTCCCGCCGGACGGCTCCGACGTGCCGAGTAACGGGGGTAGTAACGGCGTTACGCGGACCGGCGAAACGCACGACGACGACACGACGGCGACACGACAGCAGCACGACGGCGACACGACGGCGACTTCAAACGGCTCAGTTTCTGAGGTAAAGCCGCAGGTCAACGTGATTCGTCACGGCGTTACTAACGATGCCCCGACCCGACCCGACCCGACCCGACCTATTTCTATGGCTGATGTAGGTGGAGAGGGTGCACGTAGTGAGGCGCCTGAGGTCGACGCTTTTGCGCCCTCCCCGATCGACATCGACGGCTTCGAACTCACCGACGCCATGCGCGGCTGGTCGCTGCGCACCTTCGGCGCCGGCCTCGACGTCGACTACGAGACCGCCCAGTTCGTCGACCACTTCCGGGCGCAGAACACCCGCCGCCCCAACTGGCCCACCGAGTGGCAGAAGTGGATGCGCCGCTCCGCGAAGTACGCGTCCGAGCGCGCCAACCGACCCAGCGGCGTCGTCGTGCCCTTCGCCCAACCCCGCCTGTCCACCACGGACGCCCGCGTCCAGGCCGCCCTCGAACTCGGCCGCCAGATGCAAGCCGAGTTCGACGCCGCACTAGCTGCTGCACACCAGGAGGCGCAGTGATCACCTTCGAAGACGCGTCGACACTCCTCGGACTCGCCGCAGCCCGCGACCAGCGCACCGTCGGGCGAGCCGACATCCTCGCCTGGCACGCCGACCTCGCCGCCGCCGGCCTCACCCGCGCTGATGCCGAGAACGCACTGACCGCGTTCTACCAGGAGATGGCGAACCGCCAGCCCAAGGACCGCTACAGGGTCACCGCCGTCGACCTCATCGACATCGCGAAGCGCGCCCGCCGTGAGCGGGTGGCGAACCTGCGCTACGACGGCGACCCCGACGAAACCCCGCAGCAGTACCTGATCCGGCTGCGTGCCCGTACGGCTGCTCTCGCTGACGGCCGTATCGGACCGGACACCGGACTGCGCGCCCTCGGCCCCGGCACCCCGGACCCGCGACTGACGCGTGAACTCGCCGCTGTCGGCCATGACGTGCCCGGCGACGACCCGACCGGCACCCGCCGCCCGGTACGCGTCGGCCCGCTCACCGTCCCGTGCCCGGCGTGCCTGGCGCCGCTGGGACGGCACTGCCGCAGCAACGGCAGTCCGCGCACCGTCCCGCACGCTGCCCGCCGCCGTGCTGCCCGTGACGCTCACGACCTGCCCCGTGAAGACCTCGCGCAGATCGCCGCCCGCAAGGCAGCAGCCGCCGCCCACCTCAACCAGCTCACCGCCGAGCAGCGCGCCGAACTTGAGCAGTTCCAGCAGCAGCTCGCCGAGGAGTCCACCCCATGACCGACGAACCCGAGAACCGAGGCGCCATGACCACGACCACGCTGCGTTCCATCAGCTATGGCGGTGGCGTCCAGTCCACCGCCCTCCTCGTCCTCGCCGCCCAGCAGCGCATCGACTTCCGCCTGTTCCTCATGGCCAACGTGGGCGACGACTCCGAGAACCCCGGCACGCTCCGGTACGTCGAGGAGTACGCCCGCCCGTTCGCAGCCGAGCACGGCATAGAGCTCGCCGTCCTGGACCGGGTGAAGCGGGACGGCAGCGTCGAGACCCTCATGGGTCGACTCACCCGGCCCGGCTCCCGCTCGCTGCCGATCCCGGTCCGCATGTCCAACGGGGCGCCGGGCCAGCGGTCGTGCACCGCCGACTTCAAGATCAAGGTGATCGGGAAGGAACTGAAGCGGCGCGGCGCCAGCGAGAAGACCCCGGCGGTGATCGGCATCGGCATCTCGGTCGACGAGATCCACCGGGCGAACAATCGGCGCACCGAACCGCACGAGGTGGTCACGTACCCGCTGCTGGATCTGGGGCTGCGGCGTACCGACTGCGCCCGGGTCATCCGTGACGCGGGGCTGCCCGTGCCGCCCAAGAGCAGCTGCTTCTTCTGCCCGTTCCACCGTCCGGAGACCTGGCACGACCAGCGGCGGGACGAGCCGGAGCTGTTCGAGAAGTCGTGCCAGCTCGAAGAACTCCTCAACGAGCGGCGCGACGAGCTGGGCAAAGACCACGTCTACCTGACGCGCTTCAACAAGCCGCTGCGCCAGGCCATCCCGGACGGCGTGGATCTGCTGCCGATGTTCGACGAGGCCGACGGCGCCTGCGACTCCGGCTACTGCTTCACGTGACCAAGCCGCCCGAGTGGGCCATCCGCTGCCCCTGGTGCCACGCCCCGCCCGGCCGCCGCTGCACCACCGCAGCCCGCGGCCGGCGCTTGACCGCCGACAGCCACGACATCCGCATCACGACCTGGAACACGCGAACCGAGGAGGACCCGTGCCCGACCACTGCCTTCCCGTCATCGAAGCCGCCCTCGCAGACGCCCACCTCCTCGGAGAGCCCGCCGCAGAGGCGGCCCGGCGGGTGGCCCAGTACCTGATCAGCAGCGGCTACACGGTCGTCGCCGCAGACCTCGCTCAAGGAGCCAGCCAGTGACCACACCGGAGCCCACCGCCCGCCCCATCCGGTACGCCGTGAACTGCCTGCCCGAAGACGGCATCGACTCCCACGTCTTCGAGATCGCCGTCGAGTACCGGGGCCGCGGCCTTTGGGCCGTCAAGCGCCACTCCCAAGTCCTCGGCGCCGACGGCACATGGGACTGGGAGATGCGTCCCTCCGAGCGCGATGACAACTGGCTCGACAACCACCGCTTCGACCTGGACACCGCGCTCCGCCTCGCGAAGGAGCAAGCGCCGCTCGTCACGGTGAACGGGTTCACGGTTGCCGACGCGCTCCGTATGGCCGACCAGCGGGCCGCGTCGTGAGCACCCCGTACGAGCGCCTCATGGCCGAAGCCATCCCCGTACGGCCAGACCCGCCCGCCCCGATCAAGCCCCGCCCCGCCGGCCACCAGTGGACGCCCGAAGAACAAGCCCGCCACTGGAACGACCTCGGCGACGCCATCGCCGACTGGCACTGGCACGACGAAACCCGCCTCTCCCGCCACCTCCGGCTCGTCGAGACCGATGCCGCCTGACCCGCCCCATGCAGGGACCGGTGGTTCCTGCGATCGCGCGCCTGAACCCGACCACTGACCGAAGGAGCCCCTGATGGCCGCCGAACTCACCGACAAGCAGCGCTACGACCGGCGCCTCAAAGCCGCCCGCGCCATCACCGCCGCCCTCCGCGAGACCCACCACGAATGGCACGACCTCAACGACGGCGACTGGCGCCTCCTCGGCGACATCGCCATGGACGCCCTCGGAGACACGGCCGCCGAGATCCTCACCGACGGCACGATGCTGCGGGCGCTCACCATCCGGGACGGCGTCGCCACCCTCGACCTCGAACCCGCGACCGAAATCCTGAAGATCTTCGTGGCCGGGATGCGGGGCGTCCTCGACGGCTACGGCGCCGAGAACTACGTCGAGACCGAGATGACCGCGCCCTCCGTCTCCATGGACCTCCGCTCCGGCGACAACCCCATGGACTCGTACACGGTCACCATCCAGCGCCGCACGAGCCCCACCCCGCATCAGTTCCGGCAGCGCGCGGAGAAGCAGCGGGATGAGGTGCTGCGGATCGTCGCCGCCTGGTACCGCAGCAGCGAGGGCCGGGACGTCCTCGTCGAGGACCTCGCCGCCGCCGGCTACCCGCTGCCGGAGGCCGACCGGTGACCGCCCGGAAGTGCGAGGGCTGCGGCCGTTCGTTGCGCAGGAGTCCCGGACCGTATGGGCCCAAGTGCGCCAGGAAGCTCGCTCAGTCGTCGCAGGAGCGTCGAACGGGGCTTCCGGGCCCCCGAGTCCCACCGAGACCGCCAACGGCCCGCACAGCCGCTCCCGTGCCCGCGATGGACGGACAGACCGAACTACCCCTGGAGGACGCGTAGCCACCCCGTGCCCAACGCCACCGCTCACGACGCCGCACACGGGCGCTGAGAGCACGAAACGACCCACCCGCACACGACAGGAGACCGACCGTGACCACACCCGGAGAACTCGCCACCGCAGCCGAGAAGCTACGCAGCCTCGCCACCCGCACCACCACCACGCTCACCCGCCACGAAGTCCAGTGGACCGACCTCACCGTCAGCGACACAGCAGCACAGGCCAAAGCCCGCCCGATGGTCTGGTCGCAGTACGCCGCCGCCATGGGCCCGACGGTCGGGGCTGCGGTCGCGGACTGGCTGGGCTGCCTCGCCGCCCTCGACCCGTCCGAGCGTGGCGGCGACACGTGCGGCTGGTGCGGCATCGACCACGCACTGACGATCGCCCGCGCTCTCAACGCCGCCCCGGCCGCATCCGCCGCCCTGCCCGCCGTGTAGTGCCCGCCCCTCCGATCAACCTCCCGAGAGGAACCGCCATGACACCGCCCACCGACCAGCAGCTCGCCGAACTCCAGGCCATCGCCGACCGGCACACCGCCGACCCGTTCTTCGTGTCCGACTGCGAGGGCTCCTTGCAGGTGTGGCGCGAGAAAGCCCTCGTCCACGTCACCCGCGACGAGGCGGGCGTGATCGACATGTACTCGTTCCCGTCGTCATACCGGCCCACCGACCAGGTCATCGAACTCGACCTCGACTCGTGGGACCCCGGCGAGGACGCGGTCGACGACCAGCGACGCCAGGACATCGGCGACCTCGTCGACGCGCGGGCCGCGCTGGGCGGGCTGCTGGACGAGATCGGTCGCCTCCAGGCCGCCCTCGCCGCCGAGCAGGCGCAGCACGCGTTCACGCTCCGCCAGCGCAACAACCGCTCCGAACGCCTCAACTACCTGCGGGACGTCGCCGAGTCGGGCCAGACCGGACTCCTCGCCGAGGAGGTGCTGGACACGCTGGCCGCGTCGATCAACGACCATGTGCCCGCCGACGGCGACGAGATGGCCGCGAGCCTGAGGCGCGACGGGTTCGGCGACGACGAGATCGCCGACATGCTCGGCCCGGGCGTCACCGACGGCGAAGCACCCGAGCCCGTCCAGCTGCGTTGGGGCCTGGACGACGTCCAATGGTGCGACGACGACAGCGTGATCGTGATGCTGTCCGACCTGGCCAGGAATCCGTACTGGCTGGAGCTCGACCAGGAGCGCGCGAACGTACTGCGGGCGAACCTCGCCGGCCCCGACGGGCAGTCCGGCCCGGACACGCTGCCCGCCTGGCTCCACCGCCGGTTCACCGGGGGCGTGCCCGCATGGGAGTGGCTGGACGACGGGGACCGCGCCTACTGGGAGCACCAGGCCGCCGCCGTCCGACGGGCTGTTGCACGGGGCGGCTTCAAGACCAGCGCGCCCGCCCGGGACGGTGACTGACCCCGTGACCCCGAAGTCCGGCTCCGGGCGGCAGCAACCCGCCCGGGGCCGGCACCCCGACCGTATCGGCCCCCGCCCCGCCGGGGCACACCCCAACCACCGGAGAACCAGATGACCGAACCGACCGCCGACCTGAACCGCCAGTTCCTCACCACGCTGGGGAACCTCGGCATCGTCAGCCACCGCCTCGGCCTGATCCGTGATGCGGCCCGTCTCCACCGGCAGCAGCTGATCAGCAGCAGCGAGTTGTACGCGGTGATCGAAGCGGACACGCCCGCTGTGCTGCCCGTGTCCGCCGGGCAGGCAGACCGGGCCGCCGTGCTCGAGGAGGCCGGGGCGTCCCTGGACGCTCACCTGGAGGGCTTCTTTCGCGAGTACCCGGAGGAGCGCCAGAACTCGCCATGGGTGAACGGCTGGAAGGACGCCACCGCCGAGCTCCGCCGTATGGCCGCCGTTCCTGCCGGGTCTGCCGTCGCTGGGCACACCAGCGGCGAGACGGGCGGCGACGACCCCACCGAGAGCGTCATCTACGAAGTCGTCGGGGACTGGGGCGTCGACAGCGCCGACAGCGCAGCGGGCGCGCGGGCGGCGGTCGCCAAGTGGCTGCGGGCGTACCCGAAGTGCGGGGCTCATGCGCAGCAGCGGATCGTCCGCGACTGGCCGGACGGGTCGGAGTTCTACGGGCCGTGGACCGACCTGCCGGACGAGCCCGCCGCCGGGCAGTCCGCTGGCGGGACGCACTCGTGCGGCAACTGCGAGGGCATCGACCCCGACACCTGCCTGACCAACCCGGACCGGACACCCGCGCCCGAGGTCGTTCACGGCTGCCCGCCGGACGGTTCCGGTCTCACCCCGTGCTGCGGCCGGACCCCGTTTGAACTCCCGCGTACCGACCGCATGTCGACCAGCCCGGACGCCGTCACCTGTACCGGCACCGCTGGCGGGGCGCCGCAGCCGAAGGAGGCCCGGCCGTGAGCTCGTGGACGACATGCCCCTGCTGTGGTCGCATGATCGGTGTCCGGAAGGACGGGTGCTTTCGCGTGCATGGCCGCAGGGGCTTTGAGTGCCCGGGGTCCAATCGGACGGTCACGCAGCTCCTCTCAGGGCTGCGGGCCGAGGCAGCGGGACCGGAGCAGGCGCCCGCCGCCGAGGAGCCCGCGTGATCGCGGAGGCGGTCGACACCGCGTTCACGCTCGGCTGGGCGCTCGCCGTGTGGGTGCTGCTTCTCGCCGCCGTGGCCACGGCCGCCGTGTGGACGCTGCTCGTGATGGTCGCGGTCGCCTGCATGGCCGTCTCGCGGGGCGTCAGGGCGTCACTGGCGGCTCTACAGCATCTGCGGGCAGGCCGGGAGCCCCACGGCGCTCACGACGTCTCCAGTGCCCGCACAGCCCGTTCCCGCCCCGCGTGGGCCCAACCCGGCAAGGACGCCGCATGAGCCGCCGCCGCACCCACCGACAGACCTGCACCCACACCGGATGCCGCGCCTACCGCGACATCGAGTACACCGCCCGCCGCGAACTCGACACCGTCAAGCCCACCTGGAAATGCATCAAGCACAGCAAGCCCGACGAGTACCTGACCCGTGACAACGCGGAGAGCGCCGTCGTGCTGGAGCTGCACCCGAAGTACCGCACCAACCTCCACGGTGAGCAGGTGCTCCTCGGCAACTACTGGGGCCCTGAGGGAGATCCCGACCGCGCGCACCACGGCATCGAGTCCGGACCGGGCTTCTGGGTGGACGCGAAGAACTTCCCGCCCGGCGCACGGCTGATCGTGACCGCCCGGGTCGAACTCCCAGAGACGCCCGCCTGACCTCCCCCGCGCCGGGCCTTCACCGGCCCGGCGCCCACCCCGCCCACACCCCGACCCCCGGAGCAGCCGTGAACCCCGCCGCCGAACTACGCGCAGCAGCCCGCACCCTCCGCGCGCTCCTCGCCGACCGCCAACTCACCCCCGGGCCCTGGCTGTCCATGGACCGAGGCGACCGCCTCCTCTGGGACGGCGAAGGCGCCGAAGACCAGCCACCCGTGTACGTCGTCGACGAACCGATGAGCAACGGCGCCAACGCCGACTACATCGCCGTCATGCACCCCGACGTAGGCCACGCCCTCGCCAACTGGCTGGAGACCGAGGCCGCGACATGGGCAGGCGACGAAGTCCACCACCGCTGCGACCCCAAAACCTGCACGCTCGACGCCGCCCTCGCCATCGCCCGCCAGATCAACGGACGGAGCCAGACGTGAGCTACGACCCCGAACCCGACGACGACGACAACGGCCCCTGGTGCCGAAGGAGCACGCGATGACCGGACGCCAGCTCGCCTTCGACGACTGCACCCCCGACTGGCCCGACCGTGAGCCCAGCGACCAGGCGCCCACCCCGTTCGGCCTCCGCCAAACCGAGATGGCAGACCTTCGAGGCCAAGGCCCCGGACCCGTCGCCCTGTGGACCGCCACCACCATCAACGCGCAGGAGTACCTGTGACCAGCCGCAAAAGCCTCGACGACATGACCAGCGACGACCTCGACCAGCTGTACGCCGACCTCGACCGCGCCGAAACCGAAGCCCACCAGTGGGCCGAAGCCGACAGCGCCGACGCAGCCGCCGGCTCCTACGCACTCAGGGCCGAACGCGCCGAGCAGGAACGGAACGATGCCCGTCAGCGCGCCGCAGACGCCTACGGCCAACGCGACCGCCTCCGTCAGCGCATCGCCGCCCTCGCCGAACGCTGGCAACTGCCCGGCCACATCTCCATGCCGAGCGCGGCAGCCGAGATCGCCGAGGCGCTCGACCGGGAGAAGTGGGCGCCCGCGCCCGACCCGCTCACCCACGTCCGGGACCTGGCCGACCGGTGGGAGAACGCGCTCGCCCCGGACCGTGCCTACGCCCGAGCGCTGCGCGCCGCCCTCGAGGGGCCGACCGCCCCGCCCATCTGTGAGCTCCCGCACCAGACGATCGACGAGGAAGACGCCTGCGAACAGCAGCGCCTCACCGACGCCGCGAAGGACCGCCCGTGACCGCCGTCCCGCTCCCGCCGCTCCCCGACCTCGAGGCTCTTACCGCGACCGCGCACCCTGTGCTCGCCGACCTCGCAATCCAACTCGCCCACCCCCGCGCCGGGATCGCCTTCTACGACGACTCGCCCTACGTTCCGCCCGTCGAACCTGAGGAGCAGCCGTGACCGAGCAGACCCGAATCACCATCAACGCGCCCGACGGATCAACCATTCACGCCGCCCGCCACCTCGACGCCACCGAAGGACGCGTGCAGATTGGGACCATCGTGGACGCCTCGACCCGATCCGCGATCAACCGCGTACTCGACTACATCGCCACAGCACACAACAGCCCTGCCGCGCCGCTCCCGTCGATCCACGCGAACGACATCGCAGGCTTCTGCCCCGCCTGCACCCGCCCCACCCTGTACGTCAGCGACGGCGGACACCTCGTCTGCTCGCTCATCGACTGCCCGAAGCCCGAGGCCGCAGACGAACTGCTGCACGGCGCACCCGCCGCCCGCCCCGGCGACCTCACCGGGTACCTCGAGCCTGATCCGCCCGTCGGATGCCTCAACCTGACGGCCGGGCCCTACGTCGACGACTGGCCCTCCCGCCGGACCGACCTTCGCGACCAGCTGGCCGAAGCTCTGTACGCCCACGACCATCCCGGCTGGCGCATCCCGCTCCACGAGGCGGACATGGAGCCCGTCTACGTGGCGCGCGCTGCAGCGGTCCTGCCCGTCCTGTACCGGGAGTGGCCGTGGCTCCGGGCCGAAGCCGAAGACACCTGGACACCACCCCCGCCCGGCAGCACCCGCGAACAACTCCCCGACCACCTGCTCGCACTGCTCGACATCCCGCCCTACACGTCGACCGCCTGCGAAACCGCCGGGCTCCTCGCCGCCGCCATCGCCCGCCACCCCGAGCATGCCGACGAACTCCGGCAGTGGGAGTCACGGCAGCGGCAACGTTGCAGGATCAACAACAAGTACACGGGCGTCCACTGCCAGCACACGGCGCCCGCACCGGTAGCGACTGAAGCGACCGAGACGGCGATCTGCCCGCACGGCTGCAACGTGACCCGGTCCCCCTGCCTCGCCTGCGAAGCCGAGCCCGCCGCCGAGCAGGGCAACACGGACCAGGCCGAGCTGGCCGCCGAGAAGGCCCGCACCCAAGACCTCGCCCTCAGCCTGTACTACGCCCAAGACGCCCTCGACCTGGTTGCCGAACGCTGCGACCTCGCCGACCAGAAGGGCCACCAGCCGACCACAACCGAGGTGCGGCAGTGGCTGAAAGGGGCACGCTGCGCACGACAGCACGCCGCCGAACAATCCGCGCGAACAACCGGGAACAACCCGCCGACCAGCGAACTCGCCGACCGCATCCGGGCCAACATCGAGTCCGAGGTCTACGAGTACCGGGAACGCGCCATGTGGTGGCCGGAGACCGGCGGCGTCACCGAAGAGATCGCACGACTCGCCACCCGCGGCGCACTCGAAGCCCTCGGCCAAACGGCCCGTCAGAGCCCATAGAGAACAAGCCGATTTGTCATGCCGGATGACTTACTGCAGCACTCCAGGGCCGTCACTCACAGGGAGTAGTGTTATGGCGTTCGGGTGACGACCGCCCGAACGCGAACATGAGTATGCCCCCACACGGTAGGAGCCGCAGGGGGCGTGGACCCAAGGAGTAAGCCTTGACTCAGTTCCAACATAGCGCCCTCGAGCCCTCAGGCAACACCCAGGGCGGCTTCGAGATCGGATCGTTCGACTTCCACGGCAAGCCCGTCGTCGTCCTGACGAACGAGACCGGAAGCTGGGCCATCCTCAGCCAGCTGAGCCAGAACCTCTCCCTCGACCCCGGCGGCCAGCGCCAAGCAGTCGAACGAAAAGCCTGGTCAGAGGGCAAGACGGGCGTCACGCACGTCATGCTCCCGGGCCAGAACCGGCCTTACCCACAGTTCCTGATCCATGAGCGGATCGTGCCGATGTGGCTCGCGAACATCACCACCAGCCGCATCGAGGACCCGTCGATTCGTGCCGAAGTCGAACAAGCCCAAGTCGAACTCGCCGACGCCCTGCACGACTACGTGACCAGCCGACGCCGGGAGCCGTCGAGACTGGAACTCGCCCGGGACCTGGTCGCCGTGTTGGAGGCCAAGGAGGCGCTGGAGGTGGAGAACAAGGTCCTCGCCCCGAAGGCGGGCAAGTGGGACCAGTTCATGAACTGCGAGGGCCTCATCGGCATGACCGCGATCGCCGACATGCTGGACACCCCGGTGGTCGACATGACGAACTGGCTCGTCGACGAGGGCATCTTCCGTAAGCAGCCCTCCCGGTTCGGCGCGAACAAGAACATGCCGCGCCGCATGTACCAGACCTCTGGCCACTTCACGATCAAGCTGGAGACGAACGGCAAGGTGTCCTACGAGGTGGCCTATGCGACCGTCCTCGGAGCGGACTTCGTATTCGACCGCTGGCAGCAGGGGCACGCCGCCGCCTGACCGCCGGCCATCCGCCCCCGCAGTACTCCCTGCGGGGGCGGACGCATGTCTGCCATCCTGAGCGTGCGGGCCTACGCGGCGAGGGCTCGCCTCCGTGGCGTCCAGCGCCCACCGGAGTAACCCGCCGCACGTCTGCCGGACCAGGCCGGAACCGGGCAACCGGATCCACCCCGCACCCACGCCGCGCCCGTCGGGACCAACGCCGCAGCGGGGCAGTGGCCCCCGGAGACAGGGCGCCGGCCCTCCCCGAGCCGGCGCCCACCACCACTGTCAGCCCCAGCACGTACGATCGGATCGCGTCCCCGGTTCGTCTGGCTGGCCTCCGGGACGCGCTGCTACAACACGACGCCCCCGTCATCCATCGACGGGGGCGCCGCTGCGTTGCGGGATCTCCTTGCTGTCGGCGCCCCGCCAGTCTGACGGGGGCGCGGTTGCTGCTGATCACCTCGCGCGCGCGTACGCGCTAAGGCCGGGCTGCGCCCCGGAATATTGAGGACGGAGGCGGGAGCCGAAGTGTTGAGCCCGCAGTATTAGGTAACCCGTGTAGGTCTTTTAGGGCCCGACTGGTGAACTGTTCACGCATGAGGTGTTCATACATGAAGGCTTCACCACTGCCACCTCCATGGAGATCATCTCTGCGGTACGTCGTACACCGTCAGTACCGTCACAAAGTCCCCGCCGTTCGGCTGCCCCTTCGGCACCCGAGTCTTCGTCCGTGTCATGTAGCCAGCCGTCTCCAACTCCTGGAAGGCCCGACGGTACGCGCGCTTACTCTCCGCCAGCGGGCCACGGTGCCTGTCTGCCGTCTCCCACATCTTGGCCGCGTTGGTCTGCCAGCCGGGCCGGTGGGCGAGGATCTGGATCAGGACCAGCCGGGCGAGCGCGGTCAGGCTCTCGTCGTACACAAGTTCGTTGGGGATCTGCGAGAAGTTCTTCTTCAGCTTCGACCGTTCGACGATCAGCACTGGCCACTCTCCGTCTGGCGGGAGAGGGCACGGGACGCTATGTTCATAAGCAGTGCCTAACTTGGTGATGGGGTACTGATGCAGCGGGGGTGATGACCCCGCTTAAGCGAAACGGCCGGACGGTTGAACTCCGTCCGGCCGTCGCCGTTTTACAGATCATTCTACGCGAACGCGTGCCCGAACTGGTGGGAAACGGACGCTAGTTCACGGGATGAGCCGGGTCATTCCTCCTGTGAATCCTCTGTCTGCTTGCCGCCGCCGCGCCCCGCGTACTCGCCCGACTCGGTGTAGTTCCGGAACGCGTCCTGCACCACGCCCAGCTTGATTTCAAGGCGCGCCGCGATCTGCCGGTACGACAGCCCTTCATCGCGGTGTAGGCGCCTGATCAGCCGTGTCCGCTCCGGCGCCCAGGCCTTGTTGCGTGCCAACTGCTCAGCCATGATCCGGCTCTGCGCCTTCACGCGCTGCTCCTCGTCGGCGATCTGCTCGACCGCGTTAAGGGCGTCCGACACGCGGCGCACCTCCTCATCGCTCATTTCGGCCCCTTCATTCGGCGGGGCGCTTGCCATGCACTGTAGGTGGCACCTACAGTGCAGAGCAAGCAGTCCGCACTGCTGACGTAAGAAGCCCCCGGCCCGGCGCTGCGAACGCCATATGGGCCGGGGGCGGACCCACCTTCAACCGTGACGAAGAGGCAGGCCCTTAATGGACCACCGTACCGATCAACCTCAGGCTCAGCCCACCCCCCGCACCGAGCCGCTGCCTCTGGCCGGACTCGACGCCCTGCAACGCGCCGCCACCCGCCACAAGATCGCATCAACGACGATCACCCGAGCCGCGCAAACCGCAGGCCCGCGCGACCTCACCGCCGACGAAACCGCAGACTTCAACTACCTGCACACCGTCATGCGCGACGCACGCACCACGCTCGCCGACGCCGGACGCCTCGACCTGATCGGGGCGACGGTATGAGCGCCTCCACCCCGGTCACGGCCGACGCGAACGCGACCGCCGCCGAGCTCCAAGCCGCCGCCGCCCAAGAACGCGCCGCAGCACAAGCCGCCGCCGCACAAGCACACGGCGGCATCCGGCAAGGCATCCTCCCCGGCGGTACCCGCTGATGGGCCTCTTCCGCCGCGCCGAGACCGCAGGCCACGACGACGCCCGCACCTGCAAGCTCCTCGACGCCGCCGACAACGCCTTCGACACCGACGAATCAGCCTTCGTAGACGTCGTCATGGACGGCCTCATGAGCGACAAAGCCACCCGCCCC